TAGGTTGTTAGCTTGAGATGTAGTCGGAAATGTAATTGTAAGTATTAGTAATACTTGCTTTCGTATATATATTTATACATATTAACAGCTTGTGGATAACTAGTAAAATATTTGTGGATAACTAGGGAATATAGTGTTGATAAGCACGTCACCTGGACAAGTTGTCAACTTTAAAAAATTAAGAATGTACGATTAATTAATACTTAATCGTACTTTTTGAGCTAGGAATTTTTTTTCAAGGGGCAAGAAATGTTGATATTCCAACATCTAGGGGTAGTTTCATATTCGGAGTGGCTTGACAAAAAATTTTTTTATTGTAGTAGTTTACCAACTACATGCCATAAAAAATACCGAATTACATTTTTAACCATTTCTATAAACTCCTATCTTCATAACATTAACATATTTACAAATTAAGAATACTAGGAAATTAATGCGTATTTATTATACTTTATTTTTATCTAATTTAAAGTATTAAAATTAGATATTACCGTATTGTACTTATTCTCGGGAAATGATATTATAAATATGTTATTTTACGTTTATAAATTAATACTTGATTTAATGGGAATTTAATAGTATATTTAATATATTGGAAATAAATGGGAAAATATGGGTTTAATCAGATATAATACACCGCCACTACGTATTAATTTATCTATATAAACCCATTAGTTTTACCGTATCAAACCATTGAAATACCAAATAAAAAGGTGTGTAGTACAAGCAATAGTCGTACCACACACTCAATTTTACATTATAATATACACTTGTCTAAACACTCTAAGTTACAATTTACACACATAGTTTTAAGAATTTTATTCCTAATCTTGCCCTGTAAGTCGCTTATAATAAGTAGAGAAGGAAGAGTCTGCATACCTTGTTCAATCACATATTCTTTAATAGGATTAATATCTGTGTATTTATCTATACAATCTGATAATCTACCATGCAATTGAACTTCTATTAATAAACCTTTCCTTATTATAGTATTGTCTTTTTTGTATCTAATTATAATATAACCATCTGCTATAACATTACCCAATTGAACATTTCTATCTACGTATATTATTTCCACGCCTAGTAATAATAAATTATATACTAATTCAGTTATATACATATCATGCCTAAGTAATCTTTCATTAGGTTTATTTTCAATATAATAAATATATTCTCTATTATATATTCCACTTCTAAAGCGTTTTAATTGCTTATATTCTACTAATTTATTAGCTCTTCTATCCCAAGTGGTATTAGTTAATCCTGCAAAGAATAAATTTCTTATATGTTCTGTTCTACACATAGTAACTAGATTAATAAAGTTTAATACTTGGATATCTCTTTCAGTCATATTATCACCTCAATATAATATATGTATATATTTAAATAATGTTACTAAAATATTTTTTTAATATTTAGGAAACATTTACTACACACTTGCATATAGTTAAGTAAAAGGAGATGATAATATGAGTAATGTGATAGAACCTTTAACAAATACTATTTGGGATACAATAACATTATTATGTAAATCAGCTTTAGATGTATTTAATATTAAACATATTGATTTTACTGATTTCTTTAATAATATCAATATGAAGAATGCTTCTGGAGATATACCTAAGTTAAGAAATAAATGGGAAGACGAAAACTATAAAATATATGAGTTTATAATACCTACAGGAATGACTATAGATGATTTTAATAATAATAAGAATAAGTTTTGTCATTTATTAAATAAAGAAAAAGAAGATGTTAGTTTTAAAAAGAATGGATATTATATTCAATTAAGAATTAAAAAAGAAGAGATAGTATGTGCTGACTTTGATTTAGAAAAACATAAAGCTAAAGGATACAAAATCCCTATAGGAATCAATTTAGAAGATTGTAGCATTAGATATATTGACTTTAGCGAACCTTCTAATGCACATATGTATTTAGCAGGAGCTACTAGATGTGGTAAATCTAATTGTTTAAGAGTTATTATATCTCAATTAGTAATGAAAAGAAAATGTGACGTTGTGTTAGATTTAATCAATGAAAAGAGAGTAGATTTATTTGAATTTAGAAACTGTAAAAATGTAATTCATTATACGGAAAATAGAGATGAAGCTGAAGATATATTATTTGATGCTATACAAGATATAGATAAAAGATATGAACTGTTTACTTATAGAAATTGTACTGATATATGGCAATATAGAAAGTTTAAAAAAATGCCTATTAGATTTATAGTGATAGAAGAGTTATCTTCTTATATGAAGAATAAAGATTTTCACAATATGTTAGCTTTAATAGCTAGTAGAGGTGCAGGAGCAGGGGTGTTTCTAATACTAACTACCCAATTACCTTCTAAAGATATATTACCTAATATAACTAAACAGAATATAAATATCGTTATAGGTGGTAAATGTAAAGATGAAATTAGGTCTAATATGATAATTAACTATGGATATTTACATTTATTAAGAGGAGCTGGAAATATGAGAGTGTTTGATTGTGAAGAATATGGGACAGAAATACAGACATTTTATATTGATAGAGAAACTGTATTAAAAATAAGTGAAAAATATAGTAAAAAGAAAGAGGAGGTAAAATAATGAAGTATACATTATATGAATCTATAGAAGATAGAGATGATTTATATGAAAATATTTATGTGAATAAAATTGAAACAAAAAATAAAAAAGAAATAGAAGAAGAAATAAATAAATTAAAAGAAAAATGTAGTAAAAATCCTTCATATGAATATGGATATAGAATAATTAAAAAATTATTTTAGGAGGTTAATGGTATGAGAGAGCTTTGGGAAGTAGAATGGAAGATGGAATCAAGAGATAGAATGGAAATAATTGGTGGATTAATTAAAGAAGATACGTTAGAGGAGTTAGAAATATCAATGGAAATTTATAAAGATAGGTCAATACTTGAGAAAATTTTAATAAAACCTCCTAAATTTGGTGAAATTATTAAGAAAAAATACGAATAAAATGCTAAATTTTTAGCAAAAAAATGAGTAAAAATGCATAAAAAACATTAAAAAATTAAGAAAAATTGCTTATTTTTATAAAAAACAAAAGAAAAAGCCCTAAAAAGGGCTGATTATTACATTTTGGAAATAAAATATAATAATTTAATTAAAGTTATATGCGATATTTGCAATTCTTATGAGAATGTACTATATCATGATAACATGGAAAATATATTTTGTCAATAGATTAATTAAAAAATACTTGTCCTTATAAATAAGTCAGTATAATACTTAATTTTATTATTTAACACAGCTTTAAAGTAAGGATATACATTATAATCTATTTTATCTACATTAAATTTAGATAATGTTATATTGACTGATTCAATAAAAGACTGTTTCATATCTTCATACGTGAAATCTATTAACTCAAAATCTTTTTGAAGAGACGACATACAATTATTTGATATTAAACTCTTATTAGGAATGTATGACAATGGTGAAATTTGTTCAGTTTGTTTCTTTTTAAAATATACTCTTTTATCTAAATCTTTTACATGAAATGTTATAGATTTTACACTTCGTCCTTTTTTATTTTCAGTATATGATAATTCAAACATTCCAGTATTATTTAATTCCTTTTTAGCTCGTTGAAGAACATTTCTTTTAAAATCAGCATACAAATTATATTTGTTGTTTAACATTAATAAATCTTTTAATTCGTCTAGTTCATATGTTATATTTTCTTTTGTATTACTCCATAATCTAAGAAGGTCATATAATCTTTGGCTATATATTGATTTTAAAGTTAAAAATATTTTCATATTAATAGGTGTATAAGCTTTGTAATTCATAAGAAGATGATAAACTTTATCAATGACAACTATTTTAAATAAATCTTCTTTTTTATTATATTCATACCCAGCTATAATACTATATTTACAGCTCCACTCACCGTCTTCTCTAAAATATATTTTTTCATCTAGCATATCATCTAATACTTTTTTAATACCTGGGACTGTTTTCTGTGTTTTATTTGAAATAAGATTTTGAAATTCTTGTTTACTTATATAACAATATGCATTACCAGACTTAGCTTTCTGAAGTTTATACAATATGAAAATAAATATATTATTATGCATGAGAGATATGTTATATCTAGCACTAACTATCGTATTATTTTTCATAAGTATTTGATTTTTACTCATATTAAACCTCCTTAATTACTCATAGTTATATTATAACCCTTAATATCTCATATTAATAGTCCCTTATTTTAACATATTTTAAATTATTATGAGTAATTAAGGAAATAAAATGCCCTTAAAAACACATATTTATAAACGAAATGATACTTAATTTAACATATATATCCCTTAAAAACACATATTAAGACCTTTAAAACTCATATATAATATGATGAACACAAGGAATATCAATAGAAGTAGCTTTCTTAAATACTATTAAATACTAAATTAAATACTATATATATTAAATAATATAATTCATAGGTAATTTTTCATTATTAGTTGTTAATTATATAAATATAATTATAAAATAATACATATATTCGGAGTGTTTTTGTAATGGTATTAAAGAAGCTTAATAAAAAATTAGACGGACAAACATATTTTTGTAATTCATAGGTAATTTTTGATACAGTTATGTTAATACATAAATAAGAAATAAATAAAAAAGGAGTTGATATTATGTGGAGATATGCTGGTAAAAATAGTGCAACATTATCAGGAGCTGTGATAACTGCATTTGTATTATTTAAAGCTATGAAATATTCAGTTATAGTTGGTGAAGCATTTGGAGAGGTGGCTTTCATGATAACACTTGTAGGAATTATGTTTCTTCCTATGATTATACTAATAATGATAGTAGTAATTCACGACGCTATAATTAAAAATAAAAAGAAATAAAATCATAGGTAATTTTTAATATAATTTCGTTAATATAGTAATATAAGAAAGGAGGTGGTAGACCATGAATGTATGAGAAAAGATAAAGCATTTAAAATACATTAGTGTTATATGGATTGTATAAAAAATATAAGCATTATCAAAAATAATTAATAAAAAGGAGTGGTATTGTGATTAAATTTAAAAATATATTATTTAATATAGGATATGTGTTATTAGGTGTTTTAGGTTGGATAGGAATATTTACAAGTATTTATGTATCGGCTTATACATGTCTTATTTTGTTTTATTTATTAATGAACATAAAAATTATAGAATTTATAATATTGACTACAGTTTGTGCATTTTGTTTGTTAATATCTTGGTATTTAGGAAAAGTTATAATAGATAAAATCAAATATTACATAGCTAGAAGAAAAATTAATAAAGGAGATAAATAATTATGAAAAATCAATGTAAAATAACAGTAGTTGATGCGCCATGTGGGTACGGTAAGACTTCATATGCGATACAATATATGAATAATGAACTATTTGAAAGATTTATGTATATAACACCGTTTTTATCTGAAATAGATAGAGTAATTAAAACTTGTGATAACAGAGAGTTTAGAAAGCCAAGTGAAAAATTGGGAAAAGGTAGTAAAACAAACCATTTTTATGAACTTGTTAAAGAGGGTTATAATGTAATTTCAACACACTCTTTATTTAGAGGATTAAGTCAAGAAGTAATAAATGACATACGAGAAGGTGAGTATATACTCATATTAGACGAAGTATGCGATGTTGTCGAGCAAATACCAATATCTAAAAGAGATATTCAAATATTAATAAATGAAAAAATAATTGAAATAGACGAAGAAAATAAAGCCCATTGGATAGATGATACATACGAAGGTAAATTTAGTAGTATGAAAAATCCAATTAAAAATGGAGATGTATATTTCTTTAATAATTCATTAATGCTGTGGACATTCCCAATTAATATATTTACAGCATTCAAAGAAGTTTACATATTAACATATATGTTTAAAGGTCAAGTACAAAGATATTACTATGATTTAAATAATGTAGAATATGAATATAAATCAATAAGTAAAATTAATGACAGCTATAACTTATGTGAATATCAAGAAATCAATGGTAATAAATATAAAGACTTAATACATATATATGAAGGTAAATTAAATGATATAGGTGATAAATCAACGGCATTATCTAAGAGTTGGTATGATAAATCTAGTAAGAAGGAATTAATGAAAAAATTGAAGAATAGTACATACTATTATTTTAAAAGAGTTATTAAATCAAAATCAAAAGATAATATGTGGACAACATTTGAAGGCTATAAATCACAATGTAAAGGGGAAGGTTACAGTAAAGGATTTGTTCCTTGTAACAGTAGGGCAACTAACGATTATAAAAATAAAACTAATTGTGCTTATTTAATAAATAGATTCTATATACCTACAATTAACAATTTCTTTACTGGTAAAGGAGTCAAAATAGACGAAGATGTTTGGAGTTTATCCGAATTAATTCAATGGTTATTTAGAAGTGCAATAAGAGAAGAAAAGGAAATTAATTTATATATACCAAGTAAAAGAATGAGAAACTTATTAATTCAATGGTTGGACAGTTGTACGGATTAAAACCGTACAAATCAAAAATTACATTTTAAAATAACATAGTTTTATCGCAACATTTTAAAGACAAAAAATTCATTTTCTTAAAAGATAAGAGAAGAGTAAAAATAATTAATAAAGAGATAACTCCCCTTATCAAAGGGGATAGAATTGTAATTATTCGTCAGAGTTTAACAAAGCCCATTAAACTCTTCCTCACACTCTTTCATTTACTCATTACATTCGTAAACTTAGAGTGACACTAAAAATAATTTAAATTCATAGGTAATTTATTATACATGAATGTTAATATACTAATATAAGGAGGTGGCAAAATATTCAATGAGAGCTTTTCTAAGAGCTTTTAATTAAAAATAGAATTAGTTATTCAAGAAAGAGGTAGAATGTCTTAAAATTGAATTTAGGAGGTATGAATGTGAAAGTGTATATTGTCACAGAAATATATTATAGTGAAGAAGGAGTTCATAAGGAAGTTAAATGTGTTTGTAAAGATAAGAACACAGCTAAAGATAAAATAAAAGAATATGCAAAGAAACAACTAGAGGAACAATTTGAATATGAAGATTGGGCAATAACAACGATAGAAGACGATAAATGTATTTTAGACAGTATGTACGAATCACTTGTGTTTAGAATAAATGAATGGGAGGTGATATAGAATGAGTAGAGTAGCTAATACGGACAGGGTTATAAAAATAGAAGAAAAAATTAAACAAGCAATTGAAGAAGGGAGGAATAAGGAGTATATAGAAAGATTGTTCTGGAGCTTGGAGCGTATTGAATATAAAATAGATAGAATAGATGATTATTCAAAGTAGAAAATAATTAATAAAGGAGGAAATGTTATGAATGTAAGATATAAATTATATCAAGGGGATTGTTTGGAGGTTATGGATGGATTAATTAGTTTAGGTGTAAAATTTGATGCAATTATAACAGACCCACCTTATGGAAAAACTGCTTGCAAATGGGATTCAGTTATACCTTTAGAGGAAATGTGGGAAAGATTAAATAAATTAATAAAAGATAATGGTGCAACAGTATTGTTTTCAGATAATCCATTTACATCAAAATTAATAAATAGTAATATTAAAAATTATAAATATGATTGGATATGGGAAAAGGAACAGGGCAAGAATTTTCAACATTGCAAGAGAATGCCACTAAAGAAAACTGAATATATAAATATTTTTTACAAGAAACAGCCGACATATAATCCTCAAGGATTGGTAAAATTGAAACAGCCAATAATAAAATCAAATAAAGGTAAAGGTGGTAATCTGGGTCATTTGGCAAGTGAGAAAAAAAGAAATACTTATGAACAATGGTATACCAATTATCCATCAAACGTATTAAAATTTAACGCAGATAGAGGATTGCATCCTACTCAAAAACCAGTGGCATTACTTGAATATTTAATTAAAACATACACAAATGAAAACGATTTGGTATTAGATTTTACAATGGGTAGTGGTAGTACAGGTGTTGCTTGTTTAAATACTAATAGAAGATTTGTAGGAATAGAATTAGATGAAAATTATTTCAATATAGCTAAGGATAGAATAGAAGAATTAGATAAAAATAATTAATAAAATAGGGGTGGATAAAATGGGAAGAGTATATTTCAATAGATTTTTTAGCAAGATAGATGGAAAAGGTATTTATGATTATACAAAATTAGATACAAATATAAATGATTTAGAAGGTAGAATACAATACATATACGATTTGTTAAATGTGATAAAAGATAAGAATGGAATAGAATTTAGTAATGATGAATTTTGGAATGAAGTATTTGTTCAACGTATTAATAAAACAAGTTATATTGATTTAATGCCTAATTCAGAAACAGAATTATATTCTGAATCAAATATAGCAAAGACTTTAGAAGCTATAGCAAATTATATAATGTGGTGTGACCCTAATAAAAAAAAGAAAGAACATATTAAAATATATGACAATGAAAAGAAGTTTCAAGATGCTATATCTAAAGATAGAAAATATTTTGATACATATGGAGAATCGGTAGATGACGGTGTTATTATATTAAGGAGAAAAGAAAATTACAAGAAAGCTAAAGATGAAAAAGTTACAGCTGAAGATTTAAAAAATTATCCAGAGTTAAGAGAATATAAAAAAGAAATAGATAGATTGAGTTCTTACATAAGAGAAGATAGATTGGATGAGTTCATGGAATACATGCAAAACAAAGGACACACTAAGATTAAAACGGAAAGACAAGCTAAATCATTTTTAGTAAACCATATAGGAGAACTTAAAAAAGATATGTTACAAACAAAAATAGAATTGGCAAGACCTATTGTTTGGAAAGCTCCATTAAAAGATGCAGGGGAGCCCGATTGGGACGAACTTGATGAATTGGATTCTACTCATATGAAAGCTTTATTGCAATTATATAGAGAATTAGAAGTGTATGATTTTCAAAGCGATTTAGGATGTATATTTAAAGATTTAGAAGATGTACTCAATGAGGTTAAATTAACTGAAAAACAAGAAGAATTATTGAATTTATGGATGAAAGGTATGACGGTTAGTAAAATAGCTAAAGAGTTAAATAAAAGCGTAGGTACAGTAAGTAAATATTTAGATAGAATAGTTAATAAAATAGTTGAGGTATATGAAGAAAAATTAGAAGATTGGTATTATTTAAATATAAGAAAAGGAGAATATAAACGTTGTAATAAATGTGGTGAAGTTAAATTAGTTAATAAATTTAATAAAAATGGAAGTAAAGGAGTATTATCTATATGTAAAAAATGCCGATAAAAATAATATATTTTAAAAGTGTGCAAAATATGCTACTTTTTTCCTAGTATAAATAGCGTATTTTGTGTAAGGCTAAAAAGCCTATAATATTTGTTATTTTTATTAATATTTTATAATTTATAAGGGGGTATGTTTTATGGAAATAAACGTAATAAAAGAATTACAAGATGCATTAGAAGAAAGAGGTTTAAAAGTATCGCAAGCAGAGGCTAGAGAGGTACTTAAAGCATTAGAGGATACTGTAAGTTCTATATATGAACAAATAGAAGTTGATGAATCTGTTTCTCTAGGAATGTTTTTAGTGGATAAGAAAGTTAAAAAAGGTAGAGAAGGTGTAATGAAAACTAAAGAAGGAAAAGAAACACCTTTTAAAACTGAAGATAAAGAAGTTGTTAAAATTAGACTTAAAAAATCTGTTGCTAAAAGAATACAAGGGGAATAATTAATAAAGGGAGGATAAATATGAAAATTTTAAGAATGGATAGAGGAAATGGTAAAACTTTACACTTGATAAAATTATCTACTATCCTTGATTCTCCCATAATATGTGCTACAGAACAGAGTAAAAAGTATATATTAGATAAAGCAAGGGAAATGGCGTTAGAAATACCAGAACCGATAGTGGTGAATAGAATTAATTTTGACCTAATCATGAGAGGAAGAAAAGAAAATTTATTAATAGATGATTTAGATGAAGTATTGAAAAGTTTATTTGGAAATAATGTGATTGTTGCAACAACAAGTGCATCTATTTTAGAATTTTAAATGGGAGAGTGGTTCGATGATATTTAAAGAAGGAAAAACATTAGAAATAAAAGTAGGTCGTATTATCGAAGAAGATGGTGAATATTTTATTGTAGAATTAGACAAAGACGGATATGATTTAGAAAGATTCGCAATAAACGACTTATTCGCTGATTTTGTTGGAGATAAAAACGTTAAGTTGAAAATAGAAAATACTGTCGAAAGATAATTGAATAAGGGAGGTTTTGTACCTCCCAATTATTTTTTTTGTTTATTTGGAGGGAATTATGAATAAAAAAGGATTAATACAGGATTGTTTAAATAAACTTAATAAATTAAATGATATGTCATGGGAAGATATAAATAGAAAATATGAAACAGATTATTCAGACGACCATTTAAGAAAATTAGCATATGGATTTAAATTATATTCTGAAACTATAAGTGAAAATGATGTAGATAGCAAAACATTAGCTGAAATAAAAAAGGAAAAAATAAAGTTAACTGATTTAAGAACAGAAGTGAATAGGCAATTAAGAGGATTATCTAGGATGGAAAATGTAATGAATTTAATAAGTGAAGAAATTAATAATTTAAATTCAAGAAATCCATTATTGAATCGCTATGTTCCAAAAGAAGATTCTAGTGGGAAAGACGGAATTTTGATATTAAGCGATTTACATATTTCTATGACTGTAGAAAATTCAATAAATAAATATAATAAAGATATAGCTATAAAAAGGTTAGATAAAATAATTAATAAAACGATAGGACATTGTATTGATAATAATATAGATAAATTACATTTAGTATTGAACGGAGATTTAATATCTGGTGAATTACATAATAGTATTAAATTATCTAATCAAGAATCTTTGGTAAAACAAATAGTAAGTGTTAGTGAAATAATATCACAGGTAATAGAAAAACTATCAAATTATTTTTATTTAACTGTAACTCAAAATAATGGTAACCATGAAGCAGTAGAAATGATAAAAGATGATAGAACTAATGGCAATAATTATTCCATGTTATTAAATGAAATGATTAAAATGAGAGTATCAAATTTATCAAATGTTGTATTTTTAAATTCAATAAATAACGGTGAATTATCGATAATGAATGTAAAGGGAAATACAGTTGTTTCATGTCATGGCGACCAAGTTAATTTAAATAAAGTAAGTGAAGAATTATCTATGGTTATAGGTGGTGAAAACATAGATTTAATTTTATTAGGACATTATCACCAACCTAAAATGTTTTCACAATATAATACGGATATATATGTGAATGGAAGCTTGATTTCAACAGATGATTATGCTATGAAGAAAAAATTATATAACAAGCCTTCTCAAACATTATTAATACTTGATGAAGATGGAGTAGTTGCAAGTTATGTAATGAAAGTTGAATAATTAATTAAACCACTCGAATAAGAGTGGTATTTTTATTTTAAGGATTGAAATGATATTGATAATTATATCAGTATTTTTTGAGTCTTTAAAATAAGACTCAAAATTCATAATAAATTCTCCCCTTTAGGTTACGGCTAAAAACTCCTTCCATTAGTCGTAACCATTTTTTTTCATTTTAAAGGAGAGTGATATAATGGCAGACACAAAACAATGTTCAGCTACAGGTAAATTTAAACCTACCGTTAGAGATTTCTACTCTACACAATCAATGCTTTATGAGCATGATAAGAAATTACCCATGAGTAAAGAAGTAGTTGATAAATATTTTAAAAAGTTATTAAAAAATTATAACAACGACCATAGATTAGCATTTATACATTTATGTATGGTTTTAGATATGTATTATGACGAAGAAACATATCTAAAATGTGTTGAGAAATATGGCAATAATTTTTTAGGTAATTATACTAGAATAATGAATAGAGATAAAGCATTTAAAGGGTTAACATCTTTAGATAATATGCTTACTTATGATGGTGTAACTAATATTATTACTGGAGAGACAGTTACTTCAAGTGAGATTGTTAACTTTTGGGGTAAGGGATTTCAAGATGATGAGTATGAATTACTCCAAAGAAAATATGAACAATACACAGATAATTATCCGTCTAAAGCCATTCAAGAAGTTAATTTAATTAAAACAATATGTATGTTAGAGGTTCTAAGAGAAAGAGCTATAGTCAAGAATGACCAAAAAGCATTTGAAAACTTAACTAATCAAATTTCCAAACGTATGGAAGAATTAAATGTTTTACCATCTAAAATGAGCAAATATGGTGAAGACGATAATTTAAGTTATGGTACATTAATTGCTAAAATAGAAAAAAATGAACCTATTCCAGATGTCCACCCAGAATACGATGATGTGGATAGAATTAAATGGTGGTTAAATCGTTACTTCTTAAATCCTATTAAAAAGTTAATAAATAATGATTCAACTCCTTATACAGAGGAGGATGAAAAAGGATATGGAGAATAGATTAAAATGCAAACAAAGAAAAAACTTAAAAAAAGATTCATATGAAAATTTATTAGATGGTGTAAAAATATGGACAGAATATTTTAGAAAAAATCCACATAGATTTTGTATGGATTGGTTAGGAATCAATTTATATTTATTTCAACAAATATTACTTTATATGATGAATATATGCACAAGTTTCTGCTTTATTGCGTCACGTGGTCTCGGTAAGTCATTTCTAACTGCGATATTTGTATGTTGTAGAGCAATATTATATCCAGGTTCTAAAATAATAGTTGCATCTGGTAACAAAGACCAGGCAGGATTAATTATAACCGAAAAGATTGAAGATTTACGAAGGGATTACCCTGCGTTAGCAAAAGAAATTAAAAAAGTTCAAAATAATAAAGATAATGTTAAATGTATATTTAAAAATGGTTCTGTAATAACAGCTATAGCTTCTAATGATGGAGCGAGAGGCTTGAGAGGGAATGTATTGGTTGCAGATGAATTTAGGCTTATCAAATTAGATGTAATAAATTCAGTTTTAAAACAATTCTTAACAAATCCAAGAAAACCTCCGTTTTTAGAAAAACCCGAATATAAGGATTATCCTCTTGAATCTAACATGGAAATATATCTTTCTAGTGCATGGTTAAAAGTTCACTGGAGTTATGAAAAATTCACAACCATATTTAATAGAATGTTTGAAAGTGGAAAAGCATTTGCTTGTGCAATTCCTTATTTAGCATCTTTAGACCATAAACTTGTCTTAAAAGATAAGATTGAGGAAGATAAAGAGGATATGGGTGAATTTGTATTTAATATGGAATATGGTGCTATATGGCATGGACAAAGTGGAGATTGTTTCTTTAACACAGCAGATATGTTAAATGCAAGAGTTTTAAAAAACTGTTATTATCCATTAACGGACGACGATTATAGGAATCCAGATAAAAAGAAAGAAAAATTAAAACGAATGCCTAAAAAGAAAGATGAAATAAGAATAATTTCAGTTGACGTAGCAACGGCAAAAGCTAACAAATCAAATAAAAATGATAACTCTATTTTTACTTTATGGAGATTACTTCCTAGTGGAAATAATATTATTAGAGAAGTTGTTTATATGGAATCACATAATGGTATGAAATTTGAAAAACAAGCCACTAGAATTAAGAGATTATATACAGAATTTAAAGCTGATAAAATCATTATAGATGGTGGTGGTTTAGGTATAGCAGTAATACAAGAGATGGAAAAATCATCTTATGACGAAAATATTGATGAACATTACGAACCTTTTGGCATTTATGATATGAGTACACAATCAAAAGATTTTCAACCTTTAAAGAATGGTATAAATTGCATATACGTAATCAAAGGGAATCAAAAAATAAATAATGATTGCGCTGTATATCTTAAAAATGCTTTTGGTAGTAAAAAAATAAGATTATTAATAGAAGAAAATGAAAAAAGAGGAGACTTTAGCAAAGATTTAAAATATCATCAAGACGCAGAATATCATGCCAATAAAATAGCACCATTTATTCAAACATCTAATTTTATATTTGAATCAATAAACTTAGATTATGAAACTATGGGGAATGGTGATATAGTTCTTAAAGAAAAAGGAAGAAATCGTAAGGATAGATATTCTTCTATTACTTATGGTAATTATTTAGCAGAATTGATAGAAAGAGATATAAGAAAGAAAAATAGGAATAAGAAAAAGAGACATATTTTCTTGGCTAATTAAAAAGGTGGTGAAAATGTTTGAACGAAGGGAAAGATAATAGAAAGAATAATTTAGAATTTGCACAGAAATCTTCTATGATTGATATAAATAGTATAGATAAGGTAGCTAGTAGTAGAAAGAGAAGTAAAGTTGATACGGATACAATAGCTAGTGCCTTAGAAAATCCTTATTCTAATGTTACTACACTACAACAACAATCTGAATTAATGAGGGTTATTAATGGTAATTTAAAAGAAATAATAAATTATAAATCGAATTTATTAACTTACGACCATTATTTAGTCCCATTAGATGCGAGTAAATTTATAACTAAAGGACAAGATAACTTTTTTAAATCTTACAGAAAAGCCTGTTTAGAGTTAGAAAAATATAATTTAAAAACTCTTTGTCCCTGGATTTTAGAAAGCGAATTTAGAAAAGGAGAAATATATTTATATAAACAAGAAACAAGTGATAATATTACATTTGTTTCTTTACCAGAAGATTTATGCAAAGTTACTTATACCGAATCTTTTATGTTAGGTTATAGTATAAAACTTAGTGGTATTAATACTAAACAATTAGGATATTACCCAATAGATATTCAAAATTTATACGCTGATTATAAAGCAGGTAAATTGAAAAATGATGAAAATTTCATAGACAACTATTATATGTTACCACTTGAAAATGCAATAGCTTTTCTTCCAGAAGTAATAGATAGTAAAGGTATTCCATATTATTCTGGACTACTTTTAGATTTAAGTAGAATAAAAGATTTATCAGATGCTAGTATGGAAAATATTGAAGCTAATAACTTCAAATTAATTCACCAATTATTACCTTCAGATGAAGATGGAGAATTAAGTATAGAACCAGAAACAGCAATATTTTATCATAAATCATTAGTCAAGAATGTTAGAGATGGTATAGGAGTTGTAAGTTCACCTTACCCAATAGATTCTGTTTCATTACAAACTAATAAAGTTTCTGATTATGGAGAAATAAATAATTTAACTAATAATGTATACGATACAGCTGGTATAGATAGCAATTTATTTAATGGAGATAACAAGTCTGGTACACAAATGACAATTTATAGTGGTATCGTTGATAGTTTAATGCCATTAAATCTATTAGATAGAATTAAAATATGGTTGAATTATGCTTTTAGTAAAAATTCAGCATTAAAGAATTTCAAATTATGTTTTTGTGATACTACTAAATATAATAAAGAGGAAAAAATACAATCTAGTTGTAATAGATTGGCTACTTGGACTTCTAAATTTGAGTATTTAGCAATATGTGGATATTCTCCATTAGAAGCATTAAATATACTTCAAATAGAAAGTATATTAGACTTTGGTAACTTAATGTCTCCATTATTAAATGCACATACGATGAGTGGAACTGATATTGGAGATGTGGGTGGCAGACCTACAGCTGGGGAAGAGTCTGGAAATCCAAATAAAGCACCAGAGGCAGATAACGCAGGTGATTATTAAAAAAATAAGGAGGAAGAAATATGAATTATAAAAATCCATTATATATATGTTATGATGCTAAACAAAAGAAATTTTTAATAAATGAAGGGCTTAAATATTATGTTTGTGGTTTAAATCCTAATAATCATAGAACATTTTGGGTATTTATGAGAGATAAAGATTTAGACTTAGCATTAAATAAATGGAATAAAAAAATAATTAATAAATCGTGGGTGCTTTATGAAATGGAAATATCAATACAATGATATAGATAACATAGAAGAAATATTAAAATAAGAATTAAAATAAGGTGGTGATGTGATGTTTAAAATTGCAGACTATAAAATAGAATCTATAAGCGACAATCTTCCAGATTTAATTCCCGATAATATTAAACATATTGGAACTGAAAATTTATGGAATGAAGGATATAAAGGAGAAGATATAGTGATAGGTGTATTAGACACAGGAATAAGTACTTCTCATTATTGTTTAAAAGATAATATTTTAAAAGGGAAAAATTTCACTTCCGAAGGTAATTCTGATAATTTTGAGGATTTAAATGGGCATGGAACTCATGTTTCTTCTATAATATGTGCAAAACCTGACGGCGAACATTTAGGCATTTATGGTGTAGCACCTAATGCTAAATTAGTAGTTGGAAAAGTACTTAATAAAAAAGGTAATGGTGATATGGAATGTATAACTAATGGTATTAAATATATGATAGAAGAAAAAGTAGATATAATTAATATGAGTTTAGGTACAAATGTTTATGATAAAGAATTAGATAAATTAATTGAATTAGCAATAGATAATGATATCTTATGTTGTGTTAGTAGTGGTAACAGTGGAGATGGTAAGTCTAATACTAATGAAATATCTTACCCAGCATATTTAAATAATTCAATAGCAATAGGAGCAATAAGTATAGATGATAAAATAACAAAATTCTCTAATTCAAATGATGAAATAGATTTGGTAGCTCCAGGTTACAATATAAGGGGTTGTTATTTAAATAATAAATTTGCTACGGCTAGTGGCACAAGTCAAGCATGTCCACACGTGAGTGGCTTTTTAGCTTTATTAAAACAAAGATTTAAGTTTAAAAGAGGTAGAAATCCTAGCGAGATGGAGTTATATGCTGAATTAATAAAACATTGTAGGGATTTAAATTTAGATTTTAGATTCCAAGGTAATGGAGTGATATATTATGAATAAATTCATATATGCATTTAATGAAGAAGATAAACATGAACTTTTAAATCGAGGATTAGTGTTTTTATCTGAAGGTATTATAGACAATAAAACTGTTTATATTTTTCTTAATAGTACTAAAGTTAAATTCAGTAATGAAGATAAAAGAAAATTCATGTTTTCTAATAAATTATTTTTCTAAGAAGAAAGGGGGTGTGAATTAGAATTGGGAAATAAACATTTAAAATTATATAGTGAAATGGAAGTTTTTAAATCTTCAAGTGATAGTAGATTTGTTCCTTGTAGAATACTTGTGTGTCACGACCAGGATAATTTAAAGGGTTCTTGGTTTGATTCAGAAACACAAATGAAATGTGCTGAAAAAAGTATTAGAGGTATACCCTTATTAGCTCATGTTTATAAAAATGAAGATGACGAATGGGTTTTAGGTGGACATGATACTAAAATGGAGGCTACTGATACTCCAGATGGTTATGATTATCAATTAATATACCTTGAAAAAGCTTATGGATTTGTTCCAGAGGATACTATAATTACACAAGTAGAAAAAGACGGTAAGAAATATTTATCTTGCACAGCATTAATATGGAGGGAGTATTCCCAACAATTACTTGATATATTAGATTCTAACGATGGTGCATTAGAGGTATCTATGGAAATAGATGTTGACGATTTCAGCTTTAGAGAAGATGGATTCTTTGAAATAACTGATTTTACTTTTTTAGGTATAACAATGCTTGGTGTAGGTGTTAAACCTGCTATGGCAGGAGCTAATTTATCTCTGTTCACTTGTGGAGATGTTAAAACTGAATTAGAAGAAATGAAGAAAATTTATTCTTTAGAAAAGGGAGGTGAAACAATGGACAAAGAGTTTGAAAATCAAGAAGTTCAAGAAACTGAAGAATTTGAAAATCAAGAGGAAACTCAACAAGAAGATTTCACTCCAGATGAAGAAGAACAAAAAGAAGAATGTTCTCAAGATAATTCTGAAGAAAAGAAAGAAGATTGTTCAGAAGAGGAAGAAGATAAAAATAAGGAAAATCATTCTGTTGAAGATAACACAGAAGATGAAAAATATACACAATTAAAAACTGCTTTTGACCAATTAAAAGTTGAATATGAAGAATTAAAAACTCAATTAGAAAACATGAGTGATTATGAAGAATTAAAACAATTTAAAGCTGATAGCGATGCTAAACAATTTAAATTAGAAATTGATTCTATAACTGAAAAATATTCTTTAGATACAGAAGATGCTAAAGCACTTCAAGACACAGTATTAAAACATGAAATATCTAAAGAAGAATATGAAGGGAAATTAGCTATAATGTGGGCTAAACAAGTTAAAGAAGCTCAATCATTTAGTAAAACTAAAACTGGAAAGGCTAATTCAATAGGTATAATAAATCCAAATGAAGAATTTATAGATTCTAATGCACCTTACGGTGGCAGATTAGAAAAATGGAGAACTAAAAAATAATAAAACAGGAGGTAAAATTTATGTATCAAATATTAACTTATGTAGAAGATAATTTTGCTAAATCAGCAATATGCTCTACTGAATTAAAAAATGGTGAAGTAGTATTAGTAAAAGGACTAGCTGATTCAGCTCTAGCTAAAATAGATAATATAGGAGTTGAAGGTGAATGTTATGAAGTAGGTGACCTAGAAGATGACGCTAATAAAATATTAGCTATGGTAGCATCTGACGGTCATAGATATGAAAAAGAAACATCTTATAATTTTGGTGATTATGCAAACACACCAGCTGGAGAAGCAGTGAGAATTTATTTCTTGCACAAAGGTATGGTTGTTGATATAGAAAAAACACTTATAGATGGAACTGTTGCTAAAGGAGACCAATTAACTGTTAAAGCTGGTTCACATAATCTTAAAAAATACACTGCTCCAGGTGCTGGTGAAGCAGATACTGGTGAAGCAGGTGCTAAAAGAATAGTAGGGGAAGTTATAGGCACTTCACAATTAATGGGTAAAGATATGGTGCAAATATTATTCTATTAAGAATAAAATAATTAATAAAATGGAGGTTAAAAGAATGATAGATAACGATGTTAGACAAATGGTAATAGACTTACATAACGGTGTGTGTTCTTATTCAAGAAAAGAAGCTTCAGATGTTATAAGAAATATGATATTTGAAAAAGTAGAACCACTTCCAGAAAAAAATTCTAATTATAGAAGATGGTTAAAAAGAAATGGTAATACAGTATTTGAATTATTAGAAGAATTAATAACTGTAACTCATAACGAAATAACTGTTGAATCTTTTGGGGATTTAGTAGATGTTAGCACTTTTGATATAGGAGATAAAAAAGAATTCTTAATTCAAAATGACGAATTGTTCAAAGTTGCTGTAATGGCTACTGGTGTCAAAAAAGTTCATAGACAAAAAATCTATGATAAAAAGGTAGATACTAAAGCTTTTAGATTAGGCGTTAAAATCTATGCTGAAATGTTTGATTTCTTAAAAGGAAATATAGACTGGACTTTATTTGTAGATAGAGTATCTAAATCTTTTGATAAAAAAGTATGTACTTTAGTTACAAAAACTATATTTGGAGCTTATGATGCTTCTGGAAATCCAAATTTATGTAAAGCATCTAATGACAATGCTTTATCAACTACTTTAAAAGAAATGATAGCTAAAGTTGCAGATTCTACAGGTCAAGAAGTTCAAATACTAGGAACTAAAACTGCATTAGCTCATATAAAATCAGATGCTACTTTTGTATCAGATGCTGAAAAAGACGATAGAAGAAATTATGGATATACTCAAGTATTTGAAGGTACTCCTTTAGTTCCATTACCAAATTATTATGATAAAACTACTGGTGCTTTTGAAGTTGATGACGATATGTTATTAATAGTTCCAGTTGGAGAATCACTTGTAAAACTTGGATATGAAGGTAACAAGCTAAATATAGCTTAACGCCTCGTATATCGAGCAATCGGTATAGGACACAACTTGAATTGCAGGTAATGGGTAAAGCTCTACTCCAAAGCGGATAGTGAAAACTAAAACGTAAAGGCGCGAAAGTAGAAAAAACGTAGAGATGGTGCATGGTTAAATCCTAAACACTGGTGATTAATATCACAAAATCCCTGTTCATGCAGGTAAGTATCCCTGTTTTATTTAAAATAATTAATATTCCAATGAGATAATGAAAGGAGTGATGATTATTCCTAAAAAGAAATTATCTTACGAAGAGGTTAAAAATTATATAGAATCTTTCGGATATAAATTATTATCTAAAGAATATAAAAATAATCATACGAAAATCGAAGTACAATGTCCTAAAGGTCATAAATATGATGTTACATTTGGAAATTTTAGAAATGGTAAAAGATGTAGAAAATGTGCTTTTGAAAAATTGTCTAACGATAGAAAATTGTCTTATGATTACGTAAAAAAATATATTGAATCATTTAATTATGAATTATTAGAGGAAACATACATTAAAAGCGACATTCCTATGAAGATGAAATGTGATAAAGGACATATATGTTATATATCTTGGGATAATTTCAAATATGGGAGAAGGTGTAAAATATGTAAATATGAACACCTTTCTGAAAAATTTAAATTTACATATAAAGAAGTAAAAGAATATATAAGTTTAAATGGATTTGAATTATTATCAAAAGAATACATTAATAACTCCATTCCTCTATACATCAAGTGTCAAAAAGGACATGTATTTGATAGGACTTTTAATAATTTTAAAAACAATAAAGAATGTCCGATATGTAATCAAACAAGAGGGGAGAAGAAAATTTCAGAAGTATTGGATAAATTTAATATAGATTATGTTTATGATAAACCTTATTTTGATAATTTATTATCTCCAAAAGGAAATCCATTAAGACCAGACTTTATATTACCTAATGAAAGAATATGGATTGAATATGATGGAGAATTTCATTATAAAGAAATATATAATGGTGACGGACATGATTCTGTTGTTATAAATGATAAAATCAAAAATAAATATGCAAAAGAAAATAATTGGAATTTAATTAGAATACCTTATTGGGAATATAATGATATAGAAAATATTTTAAATAAAATTTTAAATAAAACGAGATAAAACTTCAACGACTAGGTTGCGAAACCGTACACCCAAGTGGGTGGAAGTGGGTTGCCCCTATTTATAGGGTGAAGAAATAGTCTCATCTCATGTGAAAGCATGAGCAGTTCATAAGAGAACGGTATAAGAGTTACGAACTTATACGAAGATAATGTGATGTTGAATTGTACGAAGATACAGAAGGAGATAGACAAGACTATCAAATAGAAATGGAAATGAATCGTATGTTACACTTAGGAGTTGCTATAGCTTCTACATACGCAATGATAAAAATAACTGCATAATAATTAATATTTAAATAATATAGCACTACTTTAATTAGTAGTGCTTAATTCTACAAGAAGGGAGAATAAAATGGAAAAAATAAAGAAAACTACTAAAACGAAGACTGTAGATAAAACGGAAGAAATCAAAAAAAAAGTAGAAACAAAAAAAACTAAAAGACAGATAAATATGGAATTAAGAAAAAAACAAGATGAAATATATATTGAAATTTGCAATATGTCTTTTATGAGTGTAATATACATGAATAAAAATGAAGAAACTTATTTTGATTTATATCCAAATGAATATGCTGAATTACCACTATCGGAATTATATGAAGTTGCAACTAAAAATAAATCATATTTTAAAGATTATATGTTGGCAATAACAGATGTTTTATCTGACGAATATACAATAGATAATATAATTGATTATTTAGGTATAACAAGTATATATAATAGTGAAGAAAATCAATTTGCTATGCAAATAGATTCAATATTAAATCTTTCAGATGATGTTTTTGAAAGAGAAATTGAAGGAAGAAGTAATAAATTTGTAAGAACTTTAGCTTGTAAAGCTATATTATTAACTAAATCTGAAGAATCTGACTATGAGTTATCAAGAAAAAAAGAACGTGTTTTATGCAGAAAATTAGGAAGAGAACAATTAATAGATATTGATGAATAGAGGTGATTAAATGACACCTGTCACAGAAATTTATGATTTATTTTTAAAACATTTAGGTAAAGATGATTTATTAGAAATAGATGAATCCGTCCTTGAAGATTTGTTAGAATCCTACTTATATGTTTCAATATCTAATTTTGAACAATGTAAACAAGATTTAACTATAGAGGACGGCTATTTTAAATCAGAATTAACTTGGAAAGAAAAGCAAATATTAGCTAAAGGTATGTTAATTCCTTTTGTAGATACAAAAATACTTAATAGAGATGCATTAACTATTCATATAACAGATAGTGAATATTCTATTAAGTCACCTGCAACCTTATTGAATAACCTTTTAAAAACTAGAGAAATGTATGTTAAAGAATTAAGAAAGTTAAGAATAGGTTATGCCACAAGAGGAGTTGACATAAATGAGTAATTACTTTGAAAAATATAGAAAAAGAAATCTAAAAGATTTTAATACAATAGAGGAAAAAGAAAGAAATGATATGATTAACGACTTTGAGTTTTACTTAACTAAAGAGGCTCGAAGTGCTTATGAAATCCAATATACGAGACCAGATGAATTAATAAATAAAGAAACTAATCTTCATGAAAGAATGGTTATAAAAGATATTGCTGATAATGATAAATCATCATTTGATGAAAAATATTTAGTTTGTAGATTAGGTTGTCCAGTAGATGTTGGTAGTTATATATATTGGAATAAATCATATTATATATTAGAATTTGAAGAAGTAATCACTACAATGACACATAAAAAATACACATTAAGAAGATGTAATGAATGGTTTAATATTGGATATAAAGGTGAGATTTATAGAACACCAGTTAATATCACAAACTTAACGATGTATTCTAAAGGTATTCACGATTATAAATATATTTCTAACCTAGATGCAAAAAGAACTGTTTTAGTAGGTTCTAATCCGATAACTTCTAGTTTGAACGTCGGTGCAAGACTTATGGGTAAAGATAGACAAGCTTATAAAATAACTCATAAAAATGATTTTGAATATACCAGAAGAGAAACTCCTGGTGATGGATTAATCAAATGGTTGTTACTTGAAACTACTCAATTAGTTGAAGACGATGACGATAATTTAGTTGCTTATAATCCTTTTTATGACTCGTCTGTTAAATCTGGAGAAATAGAAGGAAATGATAAAATACATATAGGTGAAGATTTAATTTATAAAATTCAATATGACGAAGAAGTAAATTTTGAATTAGATTTTGATTATGGTTTTTGTAAAATTACTAATGCAAATAATAAAGAATGTACTATATCTGTAGATTTAGATTTTGATATTATTGGAGAAGTTATTACTTTAATAGCAAAAAATAAGAATGGTGAAACTATAGATATTAAAAATATAACAATAAGAGGATTGGGGGCATCTTAAAATGGGCAAGTTAATAACATTTCCAGATAGATATATAAATAAAGTGGGAACTCTTTTAATGCTTGATGATACAATTAATAAAATGTTGTATTATACAAACACCACTGAAGATGATATTTTATCTCTACCTAAAGTGAAAGAGCCTATAAAAAACCTTAATGATAAAAAAATATTTATAGACCGTAGAGTTAACAAACTCTTTGACGCTATATTTGAATCTGATTGTTATATATTTTTAAATATGTATAAAGATGAACCAGCTTCTTTAAATAATGGTAAAACCTCTTCATTTATAAGTTCTTTTAGATTAGATATAGGTGTAGTTTGTCACAATAGTTGTTCCAATACATTAAATGGTTCAAGAGATGTTATCATTTACAAAAGAATAAATGAAATTCTTAGAGAAGATGAAAGATTAGAGGCTATTGGAAAACCAATTATAGGAACTACATCACAAAATTATTCAATACCAATTGATTACAACACTTATATAACAAGTGTTACAGTGAGATATTTCAATGAAATGTAAATTCACTAAAGAATTATTATCTGGTAAAGATATTGATTTAAAAGAATTTAATTTGGGCATTATTAAACAACCCAAGGTTCAAACCTTTATAGAGGTGGTAGATAGTATAGAATTTATAAAACCTTTTTATATGGTTCGATATTGGAATAATAATGGTGCTTTTGAAGAAGTGGAAATGCCTTTTAATATATATTATACCTTATCTCAAAAGAATAAATCTTTATTGGTAGATTTAATATTATATCTTATGATTTTATATGATACGAAAGATATAAAATTAAAAAATTGTGGGGATAAAGGATATAGTATATTTATTAAATCTCAAGATAATATTGAATCTTTTATAGACGATAGTAATTTTAATATATTGTCTAAAATTGTTTTAGAAATAATGTATTATGATGAACCTAAAAAAGAAATCAAACAAAAGATTGAAGGTTCAGCTGAAGATATAGCATTATTTGAAAAGTATGAAAAAGAATACAAAGAAAAACAAATAAAAAGAAATGCTATATATTTTGAAGAAATAGTAAGACAAGTGATACATACAAGAAAAACTACGTATGAAGAAATAAAAAATTGGACTGCTTGGCAATTACAAGACACTTATAAATCAATGAAAGCAATGGAAGATTGCGAATTGGCTTGGAAACTTGCTATTGCAGGAGCATATAAAGGTAAAGAAATTCCTCCTTGGTATATAGGTACAAGACTAATGAGGGATGAATAAATAATTAATAAAACGGAGGTAATGTGAAATGGCACAAGAAACTTTATTCGTAATAGAAGGTGCTATGCAAGGGAAACTTCATCCAAATGGTGAAACTGGAACAGATAAAGACGTAGCATTAGATTATGTAAATGCATTTAATTTAGGTCAATCAGAAGATACTTTAAATGCTAGAGCTGATGGTAAAAATAAAATAACATTAAAAGCAAATAAAGCTATGACTTTCACAGCAGAAATGGAAGTTATGAATTTTGATATGTTTTTAGTTACTTTAGGAGCTACAAAAGATGCAGAAGGTAAAGTACATATAGGTGATTCTCCATCTACTACTTATACTTATACAGGAAAAATGAAATTAAAATTCCCAGACGGTACAAGAAAAATATTAAATGCAACAATACCTAATTGTACTCCACAAATAACTGAAGACTTCGGTACAAGTTCATTAGATTTACAAACTTATTCTGTAACTTTTGATATAGGTACTGATACAAATGGAGATTTTATGACATTTGAAGAAGATAAAACAAGTGTGTAAAAATAATTAATAAATTTTAACTTATGGGGGCAGAAATGTCCCCATATTTTTTTATATACTTTTGTAAGAGTATTTGGATTAATGGTTTTACGAAAGTATATAAATTATATGGGGGCAATAAACACCTCCAATAAAATATACAAAAGGAGGATAATTAAATGGGCGATAAAGTGAAAGTCAGAGAAGGGAATGATGGTTACTCTTATCCATACACTTCCCCAGATTTAGTTATAGATAAAAACGGAAAATCAAATACAAAGAAATTTGAAGAAATTGATTCGCAATTTAAAGAGATTGCGAACAACCAACCAACTGATTTGTCATTAGATAGTGCTACTAATTTACTTCAACTTGTAAATTCAAAGGGTAGTAAATTAGGCAACGGAATAACACTTCCTATATCAAGTGGTGGGGGTACAAGTCAGTATTTACATATAAAATATTCAAGTACAGGAGCGCCACAGTTAGCAGGACAAATATCAGATACACCAAACGCATATATAGGCTTATGTGTAGATACAAATGCAGATTCTCCAACAAATCCAAAAAATTACACTTGGTATAATTGGAAAGGAGACAATGGAGATACTGGTGCAACTCCAAATTTACAAATAGGAACAGTAACTACACTTGAGAGTGGAAGTAATGCAACTGCATCAATTACTGGAACAACTGAAAATCCAGTATTGAATTTAGGTATTCCAAAAGGAGACAAGGGAGATACTGGAGCAAGTGGAACTGGTACTGGTGGAGATACTGAGACATGGGAAAAAGTTATTGAAACAACTTTTGGAGAAGAATGTTATGCTTTTACTGTAACGCAGGATAAAGATGGCAATCCTTTACAGCTAAAAGAAGGTTTTATTTTTTTAACAGTTAGTCAACCTAAAGATACAGGAAGTAGTTTATCATATGGAATGGGTTTTAGTAATTGGGAAAGTAGTTTTAATGGTAAAACCAATATATATAATATAAATTTGACGAAAAATTATGAATTTTATAGAGCAGCTTTTTATTTCAAAGTAATTAATAATTATGTTTTTACTCAATGCTTAGGAAATGTTAGAATTGGTACAACAGCTCCTAAGTATAATGTATTTACTCAACCAAATGTATTTAATGCCAATACGGTTTCTAATTTTAGAGTTTTAACAAATAGTTTAGAATATGTAGATAAAATTACCGTAGGATTAGATATGTCAACAACGGGTTTATTTTCAGCAGATTCTATTATGGAGGTGTGGGCTAAATGTTAGTTAAAAGAGTTATAGATGGAAAAGTTATAGAAACAGAATTGACACAAGAAGAAATTGACGCTCAAAAAAACCAAAATAAACCAGAAGAAATAACAATAGAAGAAAGAGTTAGTGCAATCGAAGAAGTTATTTTAAATTTATTGTAAGGAGGTAAAATTATGTACAACTTTTTATTAAATATGTGGATTATGAAAAAAGTAAATGAAGAATATTTACAAAAGAGAGTTTCAAAAGGACAAATAACTCAAGATGAATATGAAATGATAATTGCTACACCTCAAATATAAATATAGAAAAATACACCCACTTTTATTATAATGATAAAAGGGGTGTATATATGGGAAATAGTGAAATTAGCTTATTAAGTAAGTATCGAACTCAATTAATGGGTTTAGCTATGCTATTAATATTAATATTCCATACAGGTATTGATGTTAAAAGTGTAAATGTTATAAGGAGTATAAAAGATATTGGAGATGTGGGTGTAGATATATTTTTATTGTTATCAGGTATAGGTCTATATTTTTCTTATTCAAAAAATAACGATAAAAAATATTTTTACAAGAAAAGAGTGCTAAGAATTTTACCTACATTTATTCCTGTTGCAATAGTATGGTATTGTGCATTCACATTAGTATTTAAGGGAAAAATAATTGATATTTTTTTAGGTGTAACAACTTTAGGATTTTGGATAAAAGGGAATATAACATGGTGGTTTATATCAGCTATATTAGTTTTATATGTATTTACACCTTTTTATTTAGATTTTATGAATAAAAATCCTAAAAAAATTACAGTTATTACAAGTTTATTTTTTATTGCTTTAGGATTATTGATAAGATTTACAATGTTAGATAATATTTTAGATTATTTATTAATTTTTATATGTAGAATACCAATTTTTATAATAGGTCTTTATATAGGGAATATTATAGTAAATAAAGAAAAAATATCTTTAAACAGTAAGATAATTTATATTTTTGCTATTGTTAGTTTAATAATTAGTTTACTAATTGTAAATCCAAATATTATTTATATTCCATTTGCTTTAAAATATTATGTTTATATTCCACTATCTTTAAGTATCTGCTTATTAGCAACAAAGTTACTAGATAAATTTAGCGATAGTAAATTTAAAATATTAACATTTTTAGGTATATATAGTTTAGAAATATACTTATTTCATGAAAAAATATTATGGATTTTATCATTTTCAGAAAGAATAATAGTTATAGATAAATACCATATAGTATTAAATATTATTGCATATTTAGTAGCTATGGGAGTAGCATATTTATGGAGTAATATTGTATCAAAAATTATATCAAGAAAACAAACTATTACAGACTAGATTAATTTCTAGTCTTTTTTAATGCAGTTGTTAGTTCGCAATTTAAAAATATTGTGTACTTAGTATTGAAATAGAACTATAAGAGTGTGTCAATTTACCACTCTTTTTATATAAAAATTAATAAAAGGAGGATGATTAAATGATTAATATAGATAAAGATTATTTAATTACCGTAGATTTAAAAAATACAAAAGTTAAATCCGACAAAACTATATTTTTCTATAATACAGATTTAAATATATGTAATATTTTTATTAAATTAATTTGTACTGATGAAGATAAAACCATACCAGATGATTTAATCGTTGAATTTGCAGTATTAAAACCAGAGACAGATGAATTTAAGCCTTTGGATGCAACATTAATATCTAAAGAAGATTTATTGTATCAAGTTGATTTAACTACAGATTATTTTGATATAGTTGGTAAATATTCATGTGAAATAAGAGTTTCTGGAACAATAGAAAATGAATTAAAATGTTTTACATCTGAAGAATTTGATTATGTAGGTAAACCAAATATAACAGCTAAGTTAAATAAAAAAATAAAAAATGATAAAAATCTTCCTATATTAGAAAAATTAATAAAAGATGTTAAAGAAATAACCGACGGAATAAATAAAAATGAAATTCAGATGAAACGAGATGAAAATTTAGTTGGTGATAACAAAACTATAGTAGGTGCGATAAATCAGTTAAGAGAAGATGTTAATTCTGGAATCGGTGGAGGAACTGTAGAATTAAAAGATTATCAAAAGAAAAATGATGAATTTTTAAATACTGATGAAAAAACAATTACTGGTGGGATAAATGAGGTAAATAATAAAATAAAGAAAGTACAAGAGAGTCAAATTGAACTTGATAAAGATGATGTTTCATTTAATGGCATAGATGATATTTCACATGATGAATTAAATACTACTGATAAAACATTAATAGGAGCTATAAATGAGGTTTTTCAATCTGCCAGTAATGGTAAAACTCTTATAGCAAACGCTATTACTGGCATGGGAGTTAAAGCAGATGTAAATGATACTTTTGAAGAATTAGCAAATAAGATAATGTTAATTTCTATAGAAAAAGTTTATGGAAATATAAATACTAACGTATCATCTTTGGAGGTTGCTGAAAATAATTCTTTTAGTTTATTAATTAATTTAGATAAAGCACCTACTCAAGCACAAGAAGTAAAATTAGTAGTTAATAGCGCCCAAATATCGCTTGATAAATATAGTTTAAATTTCGACAAAACAAATTATAGCGTACAACAAACTGTAAATGGTTTCATTGAAGAAGATTTAAAAAATATAAATGACATAGATACTACAATAGAGTTAATATCAAATGATTCTAAAGTTGTTATTAATACTAAAATCATAAATATTACGAAATCTTATATTGTAGATGGAATAGAATTAGACGTAAATTTATTAGACGAATATAATTTAGCAAAAGGAAATACTTCTATACATGATGCAACTAATACAAAAGAATTTACATCTTATGGAGTAGAATCTACATCAAAACAATTTACAGATGAGGGATTAGTCCCTGTTAATAATCAAAAATTCTATAAACAAGATTTAACATGGAGTGAAAACTTTGGGAATAATTTTGCTTTTGAGTTTTTTGGTTCGCATATTCCAAGTGGAGCAATTTCTCCTTTGGCTACTACTGTAGGAAATACTTGTTTAGGAAGTTGTGCATCTAGTACTGATGCTAACTATTTAAGTGTCTTAAAAACAAAACTATATTATTATAATACAAAGGGAGAAAAGGCAACTTTAGAGTGTACTTTTAATAAAGTTCTAAAAGACGGAGAAATAATTCAATGGAGTGCTAATTATTCAAATCCTCCTAAAATTAATCTTAATAGCTATGCTCATTGTATTATAAATATAGCACAAGATGGTGGAGTGAGTGGATTTTTAAACGGTTATCCTTTATGTGACGCTGATAGTAATACAGTAGTATATCCTGTTTCAGATTTTAGTTATTTAGATAAATCACAATTTGAAACTTTATATATTTTAAGAGGAAATTATGCAAATGGTTCTAATCCTACTTATCAAAGTTTTAGAATTTATAATAGAGTTTTGAATAATGAAGAAGTTAATAATAATTTAAATTATGAATTAACTAGATTGCCTTTTTCGTCTTTAGATTACATACCTACTAATTATAAAATAGTAGAAGGAACACAAGCACCAATATTAACAAAAATAAAATCTTATGATAAAACTGATGATGCCACATACAGTTTTACAGATGATGAAAATATAGATTTATCTTATATAGGACATGGCATCGTAAAAGTAAAAGCTAATACTATTAGTAATACAACACCAATTATAAATGTTGTTATTGAAAATAAATCAAAAAGTTTAAATCCTTCTATAGAGGTTGTAGCAAAAAAAAGTATTAATATAAATCAAGTAATTCAGCCTAAAGGGATAACAGTAGTTAATGAAATACACGAATTAATAATAGGTGAAGAATATGTATTATATGCTTTATTATACCCTCATGCACCTACTTATGATAATCCAATTATATTTAAAAGTAGCAATGAAAATGTATTATCTGTGAAATATGGTGTGTTAAAAGCTAATAGTACTGGTAATGCAACAATAATGTGTAAAGATTATAATAATACAGTATCTTATTCTTTTGACATTGTTGTAAAAGAAAAAAACGAAGTAACTTATAATGAATATATAGTTAAAAGTATTGATACAACTGATAGCACAACTACTACAAATGCGATAATTGAACAAATAGCATATGCAATTTCTAATAATTATAATTATATAAAATTCCCACAAGGAACTTATCTTATAACTCCTACAGTATCGCAAAATCCAACAGCAGGAGTTATAATAATTCCTGCTGATTTGATTATAGATTTCCAAAATTCTATAATTAATATCGAAGAAAGTGACTATACAAAAACAGGGTATAAAATGTTTTTATTTAAAAATAAAAATTCAAAAATCATAAATGCGAATATTAAGGGAGAAAGATATTCTATGAATATTTCTAACTTAGATACAAATGAAGGTTGCTGTTCTGTTGCTTTTGAAAACGCTGAAAATAGTGGGCTTGAAAATTGTAGTATAGGTAATTCGCCAGGATTTAATATAATTAGTTATTATACAAGAAAACAAAATATACCTATTAATATAGATAATATTGAAGAGGGAACTATAGATAATAATGGTGAAAAGAATAATACCGATATAAATTGGAATTGGAGAACTATAAATAAAATAAATATATCTTCTTTAGAAGAACATTTTGAATTAGGATATACACTTCAAACAGGTGGATATTATAATTTATTTAGATTATATGACATAGCTTTCTATGATATAAATAATAATTTTATGTCAATTAAAAGAAACTGTTGCCAATTTACCAGATATGATTTACCGCAAAATGCTTATTATGCACATTTTGTTTTTCATCAAGAAAATAAACCCGATAAAACAACTCCAAGTGGTGGTATGATATATATTTATACTTTAAATGAACCAATAGATTGTTTTATTAAAAATTGTAAAATAAGTGATAATTATTCACTTGGTATGGCTTGTTGCGGAGGGAAAAGATGGGTTTTTGATGGAAATATATTTGAAAATAATAAGGGACGTGACCCATCAGCTCATATTGATTATGAAGATGGTAAAGAAATGTGTAACGGAGATATATGGAAAAATAATTATTTTGGTAGATTTAGTAAACTAATGTTTGTGACAGGACAAAATCTTGCTTTCCATGATAATGTTTTTTATGATAGTTCTGTTGTTTTTAATAGTAGATGTTTATTATATAGATTTTATAATAATTTATTTATACAAGAAAATTACATGACTGCCAATTTTAAATCACAAGCTAGTGCTGTTGTCGCTGAGAATGTATTTAATTTTAATTATAATATAGAAACTAAATCTAATAGAAATTATTATCCTAATAGTGATTTTGAAATATATGACATTTATAATACAATTACCACAAGTTAATTCGCAATTTAAAAATATTACGTATATAAATTTAAAATAATCATATAATATAAACGTACACAAAACCAGCTGTGTGTTATAACTCTAATTACTATTTGTATAATGTGTGAAATAGGAGATGATTAATTTCTTCTCCTATTTTGTTTTATAAAAACAAATGAAAGTGGAAAGATATTAAAATAATTAATAAAGAAGGGAGATTAAGGAATGAAATTAAGTGATTTAACATTAGATATGATTAGAAGTTCATATGATGTGGAAGTAAATAACGAAATAGAAACTGTTTTAGTTTATAATATATTTGGTGAGAATAGAAATGAATTAAAAGAAAAAATATCTAAAGGACTAGAACAAGGATTAGAAGAAAAAGCATTGATGGAACTTATATATAAAAAAGCGTTTGAATTAGCTACGGATTTAGAATTAGACGAAGATTTAATAGAATCAATAAATAAAGGTAAAAAAGAATTAATGTTTATTGCACAAGATGTAGATGAAATAGTAAGTGAAATTGTCATAGAAGTTATGTTAGAAAAACAAAATCTATTAGCAAATATGACTTCATTAACTTTAAGCAAAAGAATATTATTAGAAGCTGAAAAATTAGAAATATTAAATAAACAATGTGAAAAATTGGAAGAGGAAATACAAGAAATGAAAAAAGGTGATTAATTTGGTTGTAAATGATATTGAAAGTGCAGTCAATTATATTAAATCCGTTGTTTCTACTGCTATGACACCTATGGCAAATAAAATGGTAGAAATAATGCAACGAGAAGTAAATGAACAAATATATGCTGACCATGAACCATCTGTATATGAACGTACAGGACAAATGGGAGAAATAGCACAAATATCAAGTATCGATATGAATTGTGCTGTAGTAGAATTTCAAGATAATGGGGACTGGACAAGTGCATTAACGGGAGAACATTTCTTTCCTATTATAGGTTGGGAAACAGGTAAAGTTTGGAGTTTTAAAAGTGATTCTACGGTTGCTTATTATCCTCCAACAACTATTATACCAGATTCACAAGTTAAAATAGCTCAACAAATACCAACTGAATTGAAACAATATTTAATAGAGCAAGGTTTAGATGTTATATAGAAAGGCAGGTGAGATTAATATATGGCAGATTTAACTATTAGATTAAAAACTTCTGTAGACGGAAGTGGAGCAGAACAAGAAGTTGCAAAACTGAAAGAGAAATTAGAAAAAAAAGAAGTTAATCTGAAATTTGATACAACAAAAATGAAATCTCAAATGGAGGAACTTCAAAAAGTATTAAATAATGCTTTTAAACTTAAAGACGACCAATTAAACAATCTTAAACAGATACAGAATACTTTGAAAGAAATAAATTCTTTAAGTAAAGACGTACAGAAAAATTTATTTGGTAATGGTTCTACTAAGACTTCTACTGGTAATAAAGAATTAGATAATACTATAGCTAAATATAAAGTTTTACAAAAACAATCAGAATCACTTCAAAAACAAATGTCTAAAACTATAAATACTCAAGCTTATAACGAGTTAGAATCTAAGTTATCAAAAATTAACAGTGAGATGCAATCTACTGCACAAAAAATGGACAACTTAAAAAATAAATCTAATATAGATATAAGTAGAGATTTAATAAGTTCATTTGATAAAATTCAACAAAAGGCTAATAACACCTCTGAACAAATTAATAATATGTTCAAAAATAAAAACTTAACAAGTTCACAGGTGGGGCAACTTCAAGAACTTCAAAATAAAATCAATAATATTAAAGGTGCTGATTTAAGTCAAATATTAAAGTCCGACAAGGCATATGAACAAATACATAATTTAAATGCAGGGATTAGCAATGTATCTATGTCACTAAAAGGATTGAGCGGTTCTATTACATTTACAGATAAGGTAAATGCATCTGTTGCTAAACTAGAATCTCTTAAAACTAAGCTTACTGAATTAGGAACGAGTAAATTTGCTAATACACCTGGCATACAAAATCTAATAAGCCAAATAGAACAGTATCAATCGAAACTGCAAAATATAAACCCTAATACAGAAGGTGCAAAAGCTGAATTTGATAGTTTAAAAGATAAAATAGCACAATGTGAGAATAAATACAAACAATTTGAGAGTGAAATTTCTACTAAAAGAGCTAATGTAAAATTTGATGCAGATTTTAATAAAGTATCTCAAGATTTAACAAACTTAACAAGAAGATGTCAAGAGTTGGGAGCTTCGTCATCTAAAGTAGAAGAATTCAGACAAAGATTACAAACGATAGCTAATATGAGTAATTTAAAAGATAGAGATGCAGAATTAAAAGCGTTAACTAAAGATGTGAGTACTTTTTCTAGTAGTTTATCTAATATTAACGGAAATAGCATAAACGGAGTTACTAATAGTGCTAGAAGCGCAACTCAAGCAATGAATATACTAGGAAATACAACTAGAAAAACGTCGGGATTTTTCAGTTCACTATCCTCTATGTTGTCAATGTATTCAATACCGAATATGTTTGCTAGAGTTATTACTCAAGCTATATCTTCAATACCTAAGACTATTGTTGATACTGATACAGCAATTAAAAAATTATTAAAGGTTGCACCAGATACCTTTACAGGAACAGCTAAACAGTTAGATTGGTTAACTCAAAAAGCAAGTGAGGCAGGTCAAGCAGTTGCTAGAAGTAGTATTGATATAATTGATTCCACTGCAAATGCATTACAATCTGGTTTCCATAATGTTAGCAAAGCCTTAGAATATGCTAAGAATTCAGCTATGTTTGCCAATGTTATAGATATAGACCAAGCAAGTGCAGATAAATATTTAAAATCTACATTAGCATCTTATGGTGGTGTAGCAAATTCATTAGATAAAGTTACTATGAAAGTTAAGGGTAACACCAAAGAAACTACTAGAATGATGCAAATGATGGACATGGTCAACTATGCAAACAATAACTATGCCGTTACAGGTAAAGACGTATCTGAAGCAATGATGCGTTCAGCTTCCGTAGCAAAAACATTAGGCGTTAATATGCAAGAGTTAGTTGGTATCATAATCGCAGGTCAAGAACCTTTACAAAATGCAAGTAAATTAGGTAACGGTTTAAAAACTATCATGCAAAATATGGCAGGTTGGAAAACAAGTGCCAAAGACGGTAAATAATATTGCCGGTTCGGGGAAATTCGGTCGTATATGTAGTAATACATATGGTAAGAAAGACTAAGTCTTAAAAATAATTAATAAAGATAAGTTAATACCGAGTTAATTGAATAAATTAAAACTTATTCAATAATGTAGAGCGTAGAGGGTGAAACTATTTAAATAGAATATAATCCCTCCAAGAGTCTCCGACTATCTTATATGAGATGGAATATGTACGCCAGACTGGATTGGAAATGACCAATCGATGAAAATGAAGGAAACTTCCAGAGGTTAAGATAAAAAACTTAACGTTAATAACAATTCGAGTATTTCAATGAATAAAACAGCGATGGCTATAGAAAAAATAACTGGAATTGATATGCATGACTCAAATGGTCAAGTTAGAGATTTCTATGACATCATGGGTGATATAGCAGGAATGTGGGATAAGTTAGATAAGAAAAGTAAATCATCTGTAGCTGAAGCAATCGCAGGTAAAATTATTTTTGCCACTCATGGTAGAAATATCATGTAGATTAGAGGGGTGTATCGGTCAACTAAATCGAAAGGTTAAGGTGGTAAGAGAGTCTAAGTCCTAAATGGATATGGTAATACCGAGGGTATCTTAACAGAGAATATCCGTAACGCATAATAGGTGAGCGATATTGTTAGCAATAATCCTATCACGAGCCTCCTCCACAGTATTATATAGTAATACTTGAGATGGGTTTGCAACCATCAATACCTAACGTTAAACGAGGGTGAAAATGTATGCTGGGCTTATAGGAAACTATAAGAAGTAGAGGATAAAAAGCCTTTACGATAACAAACCGAAAAATCAACTGAATGTTTTCACTGCAATAATGAGCAACTGGAGTCAAGCAGAAAAATTTATGAAAGAGTACGAAAATGGTGACACTTTCGGAGCTTCAATGAAAGAAAATGCAAGATATATAGACTCTGTGCAAGGGAAACTTACATTACTTCAAGAAAAATGGAGAAGTATAGTTAATACTGCTGTAAGTGGAAATACAGCAAAAGGTTTTCTAGACATCGGTATAAATGTTTTAGGCATGTTAGATAAATTTGTTAAATGGGTAGACGACATGGGTGTAGGACTACCTGTAATAGCAGGATTAATTTCTGGTATTTTTCAATCATTAAAATTTAATCGAAGTGGTGGATTTGAAGCATTAATTAATCAAGAAAGAAGATTAAAAGCTGAAGCTTTAAGTACAACTACTGCACTAGAAGGACAAGCCACTGCAACACGACAAGCATCTAGTGCTACAATGATTGGAACTACTAATCCAGGATTCTTTGCAACAATAAGAGAAGGATTTCAAGCTAGTTATCTTGGAAAATCTTGGAATGTAATAAAAGGAATAGGTACTTCGTTTAAAGAGGCTCGTCAATCATCTGGAGTATTTGCCTCTGGATTAACAGCAGTTAGAAGTGCTTTAACAGGTGTAGAGGCTAAAGCATTAGGAACAAAAGTAGCTTTAGGAGCTATGAATTTAGCTATGACTGCTGTAAATATGGGTGTAGGTATGCTTATATCGTGGGGAATAGGTAAAGTCATCCAGCATTTTACAGATGAGGCTAATAAACTTAATGATGCTTTAGAAGAAAATGCAGAAAATATAACTAATTTGAACAATAAAGTAACTAGCTCAACAAAAGCAAAAACAAATCTTTCAAATATTAGAGACGAATATAAAAAATTATATGATACGGTAGATAAAACTTCTGAACAGCAAGAAAGATTTAAAGAGTTACAGCAACAAATAATTGATATTTGTGGAGAAGATATTGTCTTGGGTTAATAAATAGCCCCTATAATAAGAAATTATTATTAGAAAACATATTGAATTGCTGGAAACCCCTTAGAGCCTTAATACCACAACGTAATTAGTAATGATAAGCGTGATGGTTTTAAAAAGTTTAAGGATTGGGCAATCAGCAGGTAAGAATTATTTTATTAATTGTTTAAAAGATTTAATTTAAATAATTAATAAAATAATTAAACTTCAACGACTATTCCGAGAGGAAGTACACTCAAGCGAGTGGAAGTGGTATGTGCCTTTAATAAAGGTAAAGATATAGTCTCAACGTCTATGGAAACATAGAGAAGTTCATAAGAGAACTGATTAGGAAGTGGCGAACCTAATTGAAGATATTGTATGATAAAGATAATAACCCGATTTTATCGATGGGTGGAGATATTGATAAATTAATTGCAAAATATGATAAATTAATCAAGAAACAACAAGAGGCTCTGAATCAAGAATATAAAGACCAACAAAGAAACGCTACAGATAAAATGAATGAAGGTCAGGGACCTGCTGGTATGAATGGGGCTTTTAATAAACAAGCAATTAAAGAATATAATAGACAAATAGAAAACATCAGAAAAAAGAAAACTGAACTTAATAATACATTTACTCAAACAGGTGATTCAGCATGGCTAGAAGATTATTCAGAAAGGCTTGCTAAATTAAGTGATACTTACGCTAGTGCTAAAGAGGCAGTTGTAGATGCTGAAGCAAAAATAAGTGCCGAATCTCAAAAAATAAATAAAAGTATAGCAAATTCTTTAGAGATAGGTGATGGTTTTAGTAAGCTAAAAAGTGACGTTCAATCTGAAATGTTGGATGTTATAAATGGATTAGATTTTTCTCAATTAACAAGTGGACAACAAAGTTTATTTGAATCGAATATGAAAAAAATGTTTGATTCTGGGACAATAGATAAATCAATAAGAAAATTGTATGATTTGCAACAAGCATATGCAGATACAAGTGACATTACTGCTTATGAACAAGGAATTGAAAAATTAATCCCTTCTTTAGCTAAATTATGGGGAGTAAATGAAGATGTAGCTAGAAGTATGGTGGAATTGCCAGAAAGTGCTAAAATGGCTCAAAATGCTATGGATGCTTATTTACGTTCTTTTGGTAAAAACATAAACATGACAGATAAAGAAACTAAAGATTTAATGGCAACATGGGACGCTTACAATAATTTTCTTCAAGATTTAAGTGGTCTTGATACAGTAGAAAAAGACGGAAAAATGGTTTATAATATCAAAGAAGTTAAAGCTACTTTAGAAGATAGTAGTTTACCAGATAAAGTAAAAGATTTAGTTAATAAATTAATGGATGACGGTGAATTTTCTTTAGACGATATGGAGTTAACAGCTAAATTATCTCAAATTTATGTAGAAGATGATGAAGAAACTAGAAATAATTTAATTCAAGACGTTCAAAATCTTGTAGATAAACAATTTGGAAAAGGTAAAATAGACGTAGGTAAATTGTTTGTTACAGGAGAATATGCTGTATCTGATGACGATAAAAAGAAAATAGATGACGCTTTTGCGAGTTTTAAACAATTTGACGGAAAAGATGAAATAGTAAAAACTTTAAGAGCGAATATAGAAAATACTGACCAAGTTGAAAATTATGCCAAATTAATGGATAATTTAAGAGGTAAAGATAAAGACATTGAAACATTCTTTAAAAATAACATTGAAGATTTATCTAAATTAGAATCTTATGAAGACATGATTCAATGGGTATTTGACCATCCAGAAGCAGTAACAAAATGTCATATAAATGTTTTAGGTGAAGATACAATAAAAACTGCTAAAGCTGAAATAGATAGTCTATTAAATGAAAAAGATGAAAAAGACATAAAAGTAAAAATAGATAAAGCTTTAGCTCAAGGTGACATAGCAACTGTAATGGATTTAATAGGGCAATTACCAGCAGAAAAACAAATTGAAGTTGGAGTAGCATTATCTAATGCATTAGATGAACTTGGAACTGTAGATGCTATACAGTTAAAAAATAAAGTTGTAGACGTTACCGTAATGGCTTTTCAAGCATTACAGCAACTTTATGCACTTCAAGGATTAAAAATTCCAGAGAAATATATTAAAATAATTAGTAATAGTGCCGATGTAGCAAGTAAATTAGCTAGTTTGAAACAACAAATAAAAGAAATACCACGAAGTATATCAATAATGGCTACTTTAACCTATACAGAAAAAGGTAAATCAAAAGTTCCTCATGGTGGAAAGGGAAAATCAGTAATGTGGGGAGATTCTATAGGTGAATTTTCTAATATAGAAGATAATCCTTATTCTGTAGAGCAGTTAAGTGCTACACCAATGGTAACTTCACAACCTGTAGTAACTGCAAATGATGTAAACACAACAACTCCTACTTCAGATAGTTCTAGTGGAATAAGTACTTATGGTACGAGAGATTTTAATAGTATAGGGGATATAGAAACAGCTTTAACTCCTATAAGCCTTGAATATCAAAATGTATTAGATATGATTGAATACTCTGTCGAATTATTTAAAGAATTACAATATAGAATTGAAACAGTAACTAAGAAAACTTCATTATTAGATAAACAAATGGAAAAAGCAGTAGGTACTGAAAAAATTAAATACCTTAAACAAAAAAATAAATTATTAGAAGAACAAGCAAAACTTCAAAAGGAATATTATGACGATTTAATTTCTGAAAGAGAAACACTTCAACAAAAACTTCAAAAAGAAGGATTCCAATTTAATGAAGATGGGAATATGACTAACTATGAAGAAAAATTATTGGCTATGCAAAAAGAATATAAACGACTTCAAGATGTAGCTGATAAATCTTCTAAAAGTAGCTCTTCTAGTGGTTCTTCAAATAATACAGCAAGTGATAAAGCTAGTAAATATAAAGAAGAATTGGATAAACTTACAAATTTAGCTAATAAATATTATGACATACAACAAAGTGATTTATTTAGTTGTGAAGAACAATGGCAAGAAATGAAAAATACAATTAAAGAAAATAATGACGAAATTGAAAAATTAACTAGAGAAGATAAATTGTATAAATTTAGCAACGCCATAACTAAATTAAAAAATCAATTCGATATACTAGGAAATAAAATTGATATAATAGATGTTAAACTAGAAAATTCAAATGGAGTAGATACAATTAAATTGACAGAAGAAAAATTAAAACTTATGAATGAACAACTATCTAAACAAATGGATTTAATGACTAATATGAAAAATAAGATTCCTACATATCAAGAAAGTTTATCTAAATATGGTTTCACATTTGATGTAGAAGGAAATGTAAGTAATATAGACGAAGTATTAAACAGTTTTCAAAACAGTGAAGATTTGGAAAAGGTTAATGATTTATTAGAAGAATATACTTCTTTAATAAATGACGATTTAGCCGACGCAGAAAAAAATTATGCTGATTTGCAAAAAGGCATAGTAGATTTACAAAAAGATAAACTTAATAAAGTGAAAGACATAGAAGATAAAATCACAGATGTAATAAAAGATGAAATAGATAAACGTAAAGACGCTATAGAAAAACAATACGACAAAGAAAAAGAATTAATAGAAAAAAGAAGAGATGATTATAAAAAACAACGTGATGAAGATGATTATGCAAAAAATTTAAAAGAACAACAAGACGAAATCGACACTATTAATAAAAAGATAGAATTAGCAAAACGAGATAATTCTATGAGTGGTAAATCTAAGTTAAAAGAATTATTAGACGATTTAAAAGAAGCCCAAGATAAATTAGATGAAACAGTTCAAAATAAGGTTGATGAAGATATAGACAATATGTTCCAAGAACAATTAGACGCTTTAGATAAAAAGAAAGAAGATATGACACAAAATATAGACGACACTTATACACAACAAAAGATAGCACAAATGGTTAAAGATGCAATGATGACTAATACTTTTACTGATTTAAATGGTAATATTACCAATTTACAAGATAAATTGATTGACTTTGCAGAAACAAGTGGAGACGCAGTAGGAATATTAGGTGATTCAATTAAAACAGAATTGTGTGATAATCTTGAAGTGGCTTTAGATTATTTAAAAGACTATAAAGATATATTTAAAGAACTTGGATTCAAACAACTAGGAAATGTAAACTATAAAGAAGGTATGAATAAAGATACAACTTCTAAAACATTAAATGTGGGTGATATCAATATTAATGTTGAAGGAAGTGTTGATGAAAATGTCCTTGACGACATGCAAGAAATGATTAATAAAACTTTAAAAGATATTGTTAATAAATCATTATAGAGGGTTAATATATTAGCCCTCTTTTATAAGGAGGGTGATGTAATTGTTTAAAAGTCAATATTTTATTTGGAAAGGAAAACAATCTAAAGATAAATTTTTAAGTATATTAACCACTGATAATGATGTTCTAAATGATTTTGGAGTTCCATATAATAAAACATTAGAAAAAGAAGATAATTTAGATTTATATAATGAAAAAGAAGAAGAGCCCGAAGATATAACATTACAATTATATTTAGAAAAAGACGGAATGCCTTTAATATGGACCGGTGAAAATTTTAGAGAAATTAAAAAATGGTTAATAAGTGATGACTTTGAAGAATTTATTTCTTATGATAATTTAGATTATGTGTATTATTTAAAATGTACGAAAATACAAAAAAAATTTACATACGGTGAACCCAAAGGTTGTATAGAAGTTACATTTAAACCTTTAAGCCAATATGCATATAAAAAAGTAATTATAGAAAAAGAAGTAAAAGGTAAAGAATTAATAGATATACATAATAGTGGAGACTTAAATTATGAACCTATAATTGTAATTGAAAGTAATTGTAAAAGAAATCAAAAGGTAAAAATAAACGATTTTGTAATAAATAATTTACTTGAAGAGGAAACTATTAAAATAGACAATAAAATGTGTTTAGTTAAATCCAATAAACGATATTATCCTATATCAGATTGTAATAGAAAATGGATTACTTTAAAACAAGGAGATAATCAATTAATCGTTGAAGGAGAATGTAATATAATTATTTATTGTAGTTTCCCAGAAGTAATATAGGTGATAGATATGAATGATGTAATTATTAAGGAATTAAAACCAATACAAGAGATTGTATTAACAAAATTAAATGGAGATGTTATTGCAGAAATACCTATATTTTATTTAACAGAAGAAAGTAGAAATATTGACGAGGTAGATACGATAACTTTTACAATACCTTTGAGATATAGAGATAATTTCTCAAAGAAAATGGTAAATTATTATGTATATGATGAAGTTATAGCAGAAAGATTAATATGTGTTGATGGCGAATATTTTGTGATTAAAGAAATAAATGAAAATCAATCAAATCACACAAAAGAAATTACTGCTTATGGATTAGAAAAAAAATTAGAAAAAAACACAATAGCTTTATCAGATTGTGGGCTTATGTTAAAAGATAAAGATGAAGATACATATACTTATTCTTTTGACGAATATTTATATCAACAAACAGGTTGGAGATTAGGTCATATAGACGATTCAGTTAGATATATGGATAATGGAGAACCTAAACTTCGTATGCAAGAGGAAACAAATACTTCTTTTTATTCATTTATAACCGAAACCATTGCGGAACAGTTTTGTTGCGTTCCTATATTTGATAGAAAAAATAAATTAATAAATCTATACGATATTGACGGATTTGGAAATGATTTAAAATTAGTTTTAAATAAAGATAATTACTTAAAATCGTTGGAAAAAACTTTTAATTCTTCTGATATTGTAACTAGATTAATCCTTGAAGGTAATGAAGAAGAGTGTATAGTAGAAGAGGCAAACCCAACAGGATTAAATTATATTGAAAATTATTCATATTTTATAGAAAACGAAGATATGAGCAAAGAATTAATTAAAGCTTTAAAATTATTTGAAGAATTAACTCCTAAAAGAATGGAAAAATGGAAAGAATATGTAAGTTTAAAGGCGCAAAAAAATTCAGAATTGTCTACATTGGATTCTTCAGAGAATATACTTATGACTAAATGCAATCAATTACAAAATATAATAGACGGTTATACAGATATGGAAACTGAAGAAGAATATTATTTATTAGATGATATAAAAAGTGAATTAGATGTATCTAATTTAGAATTGCAATCTGTTTCAAGTCAAATATATAAAATAGAAAGAGAATTAAAAGAATTAGATATTAAAATTAATAGATTAAACAAATTATGTAGAAGAGAAACTTCAGAAGACGACGCAGGTAATTTATTATTCAATGAAAATTTATTAAGCGAATTAAAAGATTACATTTATTATGATACATATTCAGACGATAGTTTTGTAGATGCTAATGAGTTAATAAAAACAGGAAAACATATTTTAGAATCTAAATGTAAACCTACAGTAGAATTCTCAATAGATTCTGCAAATTTTGTAAATAGATTGCTAGGTAACAAAACTAGATTGAGTCCAGAAATTCAATTAGGTTTAGGAGATGTTATATCTACTTATGATAAAGAAAGAGATAAAGAAGAATTAGTTTTCTTTACAGGTTGGACTATGAATTACGAAGATAATAAATTAAGTTTAACCTTCTCAAATAAAAAAACTAATAAAGAAGATACTAGAGTAATTGCTGATTTATTAAAAAAATCAAAAGAAACAAAAAAAATTGTATCAGTTAATAAATGGTTATGGAATAAACAAAAATATAATAAAGTTAATAGTACATTAATGACTGGTATGGATTTAGACTTAGATTTTTCCCCTAATAAAGCTTATGTTGACAGTGTTTCAAGTGTGGATTTAAGTCAGCATACTTTAAATATAAATTTAAATGAAGAATATATTTTAAAGGCGACAATATTACCAGATACAGCTAAAAATAAAAATGTAATATGGATTAGTAGTGATGAAAATATTGCGAGTGTAAGTGATGGCGTAATAGTAGGAAATGGATATGGGGCTTGTATAATAACTGTAATAACAGAAGATGGTAATAAAACAGATACCTGTAAAGTAGTTGTAGAAGTTGATATGGGAGATAGTAGTAATGTTAACGTTACAGGTATAAGATTGAATACAAATTCATTAGAAATAGATAAACATGAATCAGTTTATTTATTACCTACAGTAATTCCTACTAATGCGAATCAATCAATAACATATATTAGTTCTGATGGTAATATAGCTAAAGTATCAAATGAAGGATTAATAACAGGTGTAGGTCAAGGAAAATGTACTATAACAGCTATATCAAATAAAAATACTAAAATAAAAGCATCTTGCACAGTTACGGTTAGTGGTAAAGAGGCAGAAATAAATATAGATGATTTAGATGAAGTATTAATTATAGGAACAAAAAGAATTCAAAATTTACAAGAATATAATTTAAATCCAAAAATGACGTATTTTGGAAATATTGTAGAAGATTTTGATATTACAACTTATCCATCAGACCCAAAAGCTATTGTTATTATGTTAGGATTAAACAATGAGTCCCTATGTGACATAAGCAAAATAAAGACATTGTTAAATTCTATAAAAACTAAATACACAGGAAAATACATATTTGTAGCAAATGAATTACCTGTCGGTATAAATTACGCAACAACAGACTACACTTATGAACAATTAAATAGTCAAATTAAAAATTATAATAACAGTTTACAAAAGATTGCAAGTGAATTAGGATTAAAATCTATAACAGTTCAAGGCGGAATGGTTGAAAATGATATATTGGCTTCTCATTATACTTATAACGGATTAGACTTAAACGTAGTAGGATGTAAAATGTTATTAAATAATATTAAATATCAAATTAAAAATAATGTAAGTTCTTTTATTCCTCCAGATGATGAAGATGATAATGAGACAAATGGAGTAAATCCTATAAGACAAAAGATTATGGAAAAAGCTGAAGAAATAGTTAGAATGTGTGTTAACCATCAAGCAAATTACAGTCAAAGATATAGAACAATAAGTTATAAAGCTCCAAATACTATTAAATCGAGAACTGAATATGTAGGTAATCAACTATTTTACCAGCCATCATGGGTTATATTAAATCAAACAATAGGTTATGATTGTAGTTCATTTACTGGCGTATGTTATGAATATGCTGGAATTGAATATCTAAAAGGACTGTCATGCAGTGCAGGTAGCTTACAGACTGTATGTAGAAATCATGGAGCTGAATTTTGGAGATATACAGGACAAGAAAGTGTTGACAAGTTAAAAGAAGGTGATATTATAATGGTCGCTAATTATAATGTTACAGATAGTAATATGACAACGGTTAGTACTCACCATGTTATGATTAGTGGTGGAGGAAATACAGTTCTACATGCGAGCGGTTTTACTTCTGGTATATTAAAACAAAAAATTAATTTTACAAATAAACATTTCTTTATAAGAATTAAAGAGGTAGCTGAAGCTGATAAGAATGTTTCAAGTGGAAATATAAATACAAATGTTTCTGATTCACAACATCCAAATGTATTTTACGAAGAAGGAACAATAGATGGGATGAAATATGTAGCAAAATTAACAAATTGTTGTATGACGGGATATTTTTCTTCAAAATATACTACAGGAGGGTCTGGATTACCTTTAGAAGTAGCCAAAACTGTTGGCTCATATAATGTTCCATATGGTACTAAAATATACATTCCATACTTAAAAGGAAAATGGGGCAATACAGATGGTATTGTGACTGTAACGGACACAGGTGTCGGTGGAACAGATTTCGATTTATTTTTAGGAAAAACATATTCAGACGTAAGTTCAAAAATGAATGCTCCAATGAGAGTAGATGCTTATATAGTTGAATACGGAAATAAATCGCTCGCTTGGAGTTACACTCAATCTTATAATTGGGCTATGGGATATTATGGTAAAATAAGTCAATATAAAACTAGATTTACAAGCTATATGGAATATGGTGGAACTATGATTAATTTCTGGAAATTCAAAGAAGATGATAAAACATTTTTTGAAAATTCATGGATAAATCAAATCTGGAATAAATAATCAATTTCTCAAAAGGTTTAATTTAAGTTGCAATTGGAAAGAATATAAAGGGAACAAAAATAATTAATAAAGGGGAGATATTATGTATTTTAATAAAAAACATAAGAAAATAGTAGAAGAAAGAGGAGACGAATATATTTACATAGGCAGTTATAAATCTAAGAAAACTACCATTGATGGTAAAAAATCTAAATCTCATATAAGAGTAAAATGTCCTTATTGTAGTAAAGAATATGATGTAAGATTAGACCATTTTAAAAATGGTGGAAAATGCACTAATTGCTGTCATTCTTATGAAAATTCATTTGCCTATTATATTCAACAAGAGTTAAAAGAACCTTTAAATAAATACTGGGATTGGGATGAAAATGAATTAAATCCTTATTATATATCTAAGCAATCACATAATAAGATATGGATTAAATGTGATAGAATAGATTATCATGAAGATTATTATGTATCACCAGCTAAATTTCACAGGGGAGACAGATGTCCATGTTGTTCCACTCATCATGGTAAGGTGCATCCTAAAGATAGTTTTGGAGCGTTGTACGTTGAAAAAGCTAAATACTGGTCAACTAAAAATAAGAAATCCCCTTATGAAGTTACACCTTATAGTTGTGAGAAATATAAATTTATATGCGAAAAATGTGGTAAAGAATTTGAAAGAGATTTAGAACATTTAAATAGAAACGATTTAGGTGTTGTTTGCATAAATTGTAATTCATCTGTATTAGAGAAAAATACATCGAAGGTACTTGATGAATATAATATAGAATATCATAGAGAATATAGTTATCCCAATTTAAATGGTGTAGGTAATAAGTTACTTAGATTTGACTTTTATCTTCCAGATTATAACTTATTGATTGAATGTCAAGGTATACAACATGAATCATGGCAAAAAACATGGACTAGCAAAGATAAATTTGAAAGACAACTTGAACATGACCGTAGAAAAAAGGAATATACTAAACAAAATAATATTAATTTATTAGAGATATGGTATTATGATATTAACAACATAGAAAATATATTGATAGAAACATTACAGATTAAAAATAATTAATAAACTTAGTATAAACACCTATATTTTATAGGTGTTATTTTTATTAGGAGGTGAAAGTGTATGATTGAAAATAACACACCTAATCAAGGATACATTTATGTTAAGGATATGACAATATTGTATGACAATATAATATATAATATAAATAATATATATACTAACAATAAATATATTTATTGGAAAATAAAATCATCAGAATTAATACCCACAAATAATAAATTAGATGACAAAGAAGACTTGATATTTATAATTAAAAATGTAAATGGTGTTAGTATTACAACCACTACAGATTTATTAGATATGTTATTTGATGGATATAATAAAAAATCAATAGCAGAGAAACTTCAGAATATAAATGAGAACAATAAATTTTATAAAAAACAATTAGAAATCACTCAAGATAATATTGAAAGTTTATCAAAAGAATATCAAGAAAACTTATCATTTGAACAAATTAAAGAATTATTAAATACAGCAATAATAAATTCCAATTCTTTAATGATAGATTTAAAGACTACATTAACCGATAGACTTTCCGATGAGACATTTAATTCAGCAGAAAAAGCAGATGTTAATTATAGGCTTGACATAATAAATAATAAATTTGAAGAAATGCTAGGATACAGTGATGCTTTAATTGATATGATGGCAGAAAATTCTAATGATGTAGACACAACATCTTTTTTGGAATATCAACTATCTTTACAAAAAATGTTAGCCGATTTAATTGTAGAAATTAAAATCGTCACAGAGGATGATAGAGAAAATATAACATTAGCAGATATTTCTTCCATAACATCTAATATAACTACGATATTGATAACATTATCTTCTTTTAAAGATTCATGTGATATAACTCTATCCATTTCTACAGAAGGCGAAAAAACATTAGGAGCTTCAAGTACTATATCAGATGAAGTTTATAATACAAATGCTAGAATAGATGATTTATCTAGTAATATGAATGAATTACAGGCTTCATTGATTAATTCTTTTGCTAAAGAACAACAAACTGTTCAAGGATATTTTGATGCAAATCAAAAATACAGTAATGATATGCTCCCTATAACTAATTCATTGTTAAACGTGGATGGGAAATTAACGGTAGCACAATATAATTCATTGGACGCTTTAGCAAATGGAATGGTTAATTACGTTTCTAAAATAGAGGCTAGTTATCAATCTTACTATAATAATGAAAAATTAGGAGATAATAATAAACAATTATTAAAAGAATATTTTGATGATTTTAAAGCGAAACATACAAATTTCATTAATTCAATACGAGTAGATATGAAAGATTTAATTTTTGATAAAGACGAGAGAAAAGAATTCAATATAAGATTAGCATTATATAGGGAGACTAGAAATAAATTAAATTCACAAATGTTAAATTGTATAAATTTAATTAATTCAGCAACAAGTGAAGTTAATTTACAACAAATTGAAAAAAGATTAAATGATAAAATCTTAGAAGTTCAAAATCAAGTTAATGATTTAAATTCTAAAATAGGAAATATAAATTCAAGATTATCTAACATAGAATCAAGATTGGATGCTCTTGAAAATAATACAAATGTTTAGAAAGGAGCAAATAGATGAAAAAAGAATATTCAATAATTATTAATAAACAAAAGAGTATTTTAAATCGTCAGCTATCAATATTTCAACACGATAAAGGCATAGATATATATTTTAAATTGATGGATACTGATTATTTAGATTTAAGTTCTAATTATTTGTTATCTGATATAGTATTAGTTAGTCCTCTAAAAAAACAAATAAAATCAGATATAGTACCTATTATAGATAATAAAATATTATTTACAATTAATAATGAAATAATGAATCAAATTGACGAAATAGGAAATTATCATGTTCATATTAGAATTTATGACGATAAAGGTGGAAGAATAAAACTACCTTATTTTATAATGTCAGTTGAAGAATGTGAAGTGGATGACGATGATTTATCTTATGGAACAGTTAATGGAACAGCAATAGATAACACAAAGGTTGCTAAATATGGGAAAGAATTAAAAACTTTCAATGACGACGGGTCTTATAACCGAACTATTTGGATATCTGGAGATGTAATTACTGATTCTAAATTAAATAAATCAGAACAAGCAATAAGTGAATTAACAGATGAGATATTACAACATAAAGCAAAATTAATAGAACTAGAAGAAAGTAAAGGCTATACAATCAAAAAAGGTACAAAAGATACACCTATAATAATATCAGAATTGAGTAAAGGTTCTTATATATTAAAAGGTTGGGTAAAAGATTTTAATTCTAGTACTGAAATAATATATTTAGATGGCAATAGAAATTATGTGTATATAACAAGCAATACAGATACTTATACATATGGTTTATATTGTTTTGACGAAGATTATTTTAAACTATATAGATTCAATAAAGTTAAATCTATAAAAGAATATGTCCCAGACAATTTAGTAAAAATAACTACTAAAGATGAGATATTAACTCTTACAGGAGACAAATATCAATATTTAGATTGCGATAAAGTTAATACAATTACACTCCCATCTGTTGATGAGTTTGCTGAATTACACTTATATATAAATCCTACAATAGATAACTTAGTGATTATATTTCCTAGTATAAGATGGAAAACTAAACCGGAAATAATTAAAGATACTTTATGTGAAATAAAATTAACTTACATAAATGAAACATGGTTTGGTGATGCACATATTTGTGGAGACGTGTATATAGGTCAAAGTTCTGATTCTACAGATTTAGATATAACTTATCAAGATTACAAAGATATAATCACAAGTACTCTAGGAAAGGAGTATATTGTAAATGAATAATTTAAGTAAAGTATTAAAAGGAATTGTAGAATCTTTAAAATTATATATATCTCGAACTATAAAAGAAACTGTTGGGGAAGGAACTTTAGAGACTTCAAGCAAAACTATAATAGGGGCAATAAATGAAGTGAAAAAAAATTCAAAAAATAATATTCCAGAAGGAGGGAAGGCTGGGCAAGTATTGACTAAAAAATCAAATGATAATAATGATTTTGAATGGACGAATGTTACATCTAGTGGAGTTGTAAATTTAGATAAATATGTATTGAAAGAAGATGGAAAAGGACTTAGCACGAATGATTTTACGGGAACTTATAAATCAAAACTAGATGGTATAGCCTATGGTGCTAATAATTATATACATCCAACCTCTCATCCTGCTACAATAATTACAGAAGATACTTCTCATAGATTTGTTTCAGATGAAGAAAAAAATAAATGGAATAATAATTCGGGAAGTTTAAATACTGACTATATTAGAGAGAATGTAATCAGTATAAAAGTATATAATAATGATTTAAAAAGTGCTATATCAAATTCAAACAAAAAACAAATAATAGATTTAAGAAATAAAAAGATAACTTATTCTGATTCTGAAAATATATTAATAGATTCAAGAACTTTAGCTAATGGTATTATAGAAATAACTGGTGGAGCTAAAATTATTTTAAAGAATGAAAATCCTATTTTACATAATCTTAAAATAATTAACAAATGTGAATCTAACGGACTTAATAATGGAGTTGTTGAACTATTGAACACAACAAATGCTATCATTAACAATGTCGAAATGGAATTGTCTACTAAATATAGTGGTGTGTTTTGTAAAACTCGTGCGAAAAATACAAGAATTAACAATTTAAAAATAAATGGTAATCTTAGATATGGAATACTATTTAATGATAGCTGTACCGAACAAGGAACTACTTTCAGAACAGTAGATGGAATAGATTATTCTAATGCTACTATTGGGAGTGGTTTATATATAAATAATTATAGTTATAAAAATACTGTATCTAATGATGATACTACATATGATGGAGATGGAATAGAACTTAATTGTCCCGATTATGGTTTTAGTGATGTTAGAATGAATAATATTGATATTAATAATGCTAGACACATTGGTGGAGCGTCCGGAATGGCTTTAGGTTTCTCTAATTGTAAAAATATGTATTTATATAATGTTAATTCTGATAATTGTGGATTTGATGGAATACATTTTGAAAATAAATGTGAAAATGTATATGTTTATAATTTAAGTATAGATGAATGTAGTAGGGGTATAAGCATTGGAAGTTGTAAGAATATAAATATTATAAACGCCGTAGTGAATAATTGTACTATTTGGTTGGCAATGTCTAATTTACATAGTAATAATGAAGAAATAAAATTGCAAAATGTTATATTTAATGGTAATAAAGTTATTAATTCTTCTGTTTCATCACAAATGAAAGGATTTGAAATAAATGATATGAAAGATAGTATTTTTAGAGATGTATTTATTACTAATTCCGGTGCAACAGGATATGGCTTTTTAAATTTAGGATTATCTAAATACTTAAAAGATAATAATACTAATTCTAATGGATATATAGATATACAAGGATGTACTTTTGAAAATATAAGAATAAAAGCTGGTACTCATACTATAACAAACTCTAGGAAATTAATGATACTAGGAGATAATTCCAAAGGTAATACATTTAGAAACATAAAATTGGAAGGATATAATGCTGAAGATTTAATGGATTTTTCTTCTAATAAAAAATATAAGTTTGAAAATTACTTAGTTGATTATGAGTTTATTAATGTATCTGATATTATTTTAGTTAATATTTTAAATACTAATAGTTATGTTAATTCCACAATAGGTGCAGATGGTACTATTACAGAAAGTGCTGAAAATTACACTTTTAAAATTTCTATTGAAAATGGTAAAAGATATGGTCTATTTAGACTTGATGGTAACAATAATGTTATTTCTTGGACACCACGTATATCTATCACAGACGAAAATGGAACAGTTTTAGACAAATACATATCCACAACAAATGATATAACTATAAATAACAAAAATGCTAAGTATATGTATGTATTTAATCCGGGATGGAATTTAAATAATTTTGCAACAGCAATGGTTTTAAAAAATTATAAAGGAACTTCACCTGCAAAATACATAGAATGTGAAGATTAAAATATAAAGGAGGAATAATATGTACGGGAAAATTGTTAATGGAAAATTAATATTTGCACCTGTAAATTACGAAACAAGTAATGGTGCATTAATTACTAATTTCAATACTAACGAAGACCTAATGAAAAGATGTGGCTTTAAAAAAATAAACGGAGTAGAACCAGAATATGACGAAGAAAGAGAATGCTTGATAGTTTCCTCTTTTGAAGAGTTTGAAAATGAAATTAAAGTTGCATATGAAGTAAAAGGTATAGGAGCTTTATTAGACAACAATGATATGACCAAAGATGAATTAATTGAAACTATGAGAAAAGAATTATGCAGTTATAAAGAAGGTTTAATTGAAGGAACTAAATTTGATTCTCTTAATGATATATTTAAATATATGTTTGAACATTTTACAGAAGAAGAAATATATATTGGTAAAGATATTCCTAATAACCCAAAATATAAATTATGGATAAGAATTTATGAAGAACCTAAAGACGATGACGACGACGGAAAAGATGTCCCAAGTAATCCAACACCTGTAAAACCACCTGCTGAAGATAAAACTGTATGGGTGTCTAATTTAACTTTAGACTCAACTATAATGGGGTATTATATAGATTCAGAATTTACAAGTGATAAATATCCAGATAAAAATGTATGTTTAACTACTGACCAAAGATATGTTGGACAATATGTTAAATTTGCAAACACTGGAAAGGACATAGACGGTAAAGTATTCCAAATAACAGGAACAATAAGCAATGATGCTTTGGGATTAAGTTCTTCACACAGTCTTCCCGTATTCGCTATAAACTGTAAAGACCAATCTACTGCTACTGCAATAGGAGAAAATACAGGTAAAGCGTATGTAGGATTATTATTATCTTCTACTACTAAAGTTGCAAAAGTAATTTGTAATGCTTTAAACGTTAGAAGTGGTATGGGTGTAAAATATCCAGTATTAGGAGCTGTACCTAACGGATATACATTGCCAATACTTGAAACTTATACAAATACTTCATGGGTTAAAGTAAGTTACAATAATAGTATAGGATATATAAATGCTAATCCCTCATATGTAGCTATATCTACTATAACAGTTGATGCAGGAGGAACAGGAGAAGTAGGTGGTAATACAGGATTTACAGTACCTTGTTATGGAATAGATATATCAAGATGGCAAGGTACAATAGATTTAAAAACTTTAAAAGAAAATGGTAGTATAAATTTTGTGATATTAAGAATTGGTTATGGTAGCAGAAAAGGTGGACAACCTATAATAGACCCAAAATTTGAAGAATATTTAAAATTGTGTGTTGAAAATAAAATCCCTGTAGGTGTTTATTTCTTCTCATATGCAAATACAGTTGAAAAGGTTAAAATAGAAGCGAATTGGGTGGTTCAACAATTAAATAAATATTCTCAAACATTTGAATTCCCAGTATTCTTTGACCAAGAAAATGACTTAGTTGATAAAATGGGTAATCCAGGAAAAACAGTGTTAACTAATTGTATGAATACTTTCTGTCAAATAATAAATGATGCAGGTTATATGGCAGGAATTTACACTAATAACTCATGGGCAACAAGTTATGTGAATTGGAGTAATATAAAATATACTGACCACATATGGGTAGCTCAATGGAGTTCAGCTTGTACTTGGACTAGAACCGAGGTTAAGTTATGGCAAATGTCAGCTACTAAAAGACTTCCAGGACACAATGGAGATTTAGATTACGATACTTGCTATTTCGATTATCCAACATATGTAAGAGCTAATCACAAAAATGGATTTTAGGAGGTGATTTAATGAATTTATCAATATTAGGCAAGGTTGATGGGGCATGGCAATCATTAGGAACAACTACAGTTGGAGATAATTCAAGTTCAGTTACATTAGGTGACGATTACATTTATAACAACATAAATGGAATGATAGTAGAATGTATGACTATTTCATTAACTGCTGATGGTAGTTCGGAAAATATAACACAGGAAATTACATTAAAAAAATCATTTCCTAACGTGATTCTCACAGTAGCTTGTAGTTGTGAATCTACAAAATACATTTATAGTAATCTAAATGTTGTAGCTATTCCGTCTGGAAAAGATAAAGTAAAAATAGGATTAAGACATTTGGATTCAAAGATAAAATTAGAAGGTAGTTTTACAGTGTTTTTAACTTGTTTTGGTAAATAGGAGGTGATATGATGTACGGTAAATTCAATATAAAAATAAAAAGTGGTAAAGCAACATTAGATAGAGACATATTTTTAAGCAAAAAAGATAAAGATATAGTACTTTATTTTACTGTTGATGGCTTTCCTTATAAATTTTCCAATGGTGAAGGTATAGAAGGTGCTAGTTATTCTCAAATAACATTAGAAAAACCTAATAAAACTAGAGTAGTCCTTCCTAAAACAGCAGTAGATATTAACGAAATAATTTTAAAAGTAACAGAAGATATAGTTGATGAGGTTGTAGAAATAGGAGATTATAATTTTCAAATAAAATTATTCGGTAAGGATAACAGTGAAATCCATTTACCTATAGTTTATAATCAATTTCATGTAAATCCCATAATTGATTATTCAGAAGATACTTCAAGTGGAATAAATCAAGGTGGTGTAGGAAGTTCTCATATAACTATAGGAGACCCTATAAATATATTTGATGTAAATAAAAGATATAATAAAACCACATGGTATGACAAAGACACTATAACAGCACAAAAAATGAATAAGATAGAAGATGCTTTATATTATTCATTAGACAATTTAGTTGTAAATAAACTTCCTGTAAATGGGGAAATAAGTTTATCTTTAGATAAATATCAAAGTGTAACTACAAATAATGATTTGGTTATAAAACTTCCTAGTATAAGCTTTCATAATGAATTTATACTATACATAAATACATCAGAAGTGATTTATGCAACATTTAGAAGTGCAGAAAAAGATTATATTTACAGACTTGCTAGAGGTTATTATAAGTGTAGATTAAGTTATATAGGTACATGGTTAGTTGAAATAATTATGGACAATAACAATATTGATTTTGATGGATTTGCTAGTGAAAAAGATATAAAAGATTTACAAGCTAGTGTTAAAACTACTCTAACAGATTTTAAAAATAATTGCGATAAAAAATATGCCGATATAAATCATACACATAATAATTACATTGAAAAAATAAATGAAACAAAAGGTTTATTAGTTAAAGAGATAGACGGTTATAAAGGTATGATTACTGAAGATGGCAATGAAACCAGAGCTATTCGTACAACTAAAGAAGGCTTAATACCTTACGAAAGAGGAATAAGTTCTAATTTAGGTTCAGAAGAATATAGATTTGATAAAGCTTATGTTAATAAAGCTGATATAAATGAAATTAATTCGGTGAAAAATGTAACAGACAGATTAGATGTTAACGGAGATATAAATGTTTCAGTTGAAGGAAAAATAGATTATAACGTTGACAATTCTCAATTTGAAATGAAGAAAAATGGAGAAATCAATAATAGTAGATTAGCATTAGGTTGTATTGAAATAAATGGAATCAGAATTTATACAGGTTCAGAATTTCCTTCAGATGCTAGGGTAAATGATATATTAATAAAAATAGAAGGAATTTCTAGCGGAGGAAGTACTACTCCAAGTATTGATAAATATGTTATTTCAAATAACTTAACTAATGTAATTACAAACAATGATATGACAAGTATAGAAAAAAATAAATCATATAGTGCAAAATTAACAGCTTATAACGGATATACTATTAATTCTATAGTAGTTACAATGGGTGGAACAAATATAACTTCTACTTCAGTGGCAAACAATACAATTAACATATCTAAAGTTACTGGTAATGTAATAATCACAGCAAGTGCTACATTGACAACCACTACAACTGTTCCTAATCCTGTGTTTGAATTAAATGCATCTAATTTTACAAGTGGAGCAAATAAATGGGTGGATTTAGTAGGAGATAAATCAGCTACAATTAATGGAACTGTGCAAAAGGTTAATGGTAGAGTTAGATTTAATGGAGATAAATATTTCTTATGCAATGTTAGTTCATTGAATTTAAATAGTTATACAGTGGTGGCTAAAATATTGGTTAATCCTACAAATGCAAGCGTAGTAGCTTCTGGTGATAACATTGTGACTTTAGGAGCAGGAACAGGAAATTGGACTGATAATATGGCTTGTAATATAATGCCTTCAAGCACAGTTTACCAAGCTATAATTAATGGTGATAATGTAACAGGTAAAGTTGCTACAGGAGAAATAATTTTAGTTATGAGATGTGATTCTACTAAGAAACAATTAACTTTAAATGTAGGTGACACTAAATATGAAGGAACTTATACAAGAAGAGCCTCATCATTAAGATACTTATACAATGCTACAAATAGTTATTCTGATTATGAATATATCAAAGTATATGATTCAGTTTTAACAGATTTGCAAATTTCAAATATTAATTAGGAGGGACTTTTATGAGTGGTATATACATTAATAAAAATGGTTCATTAAATAACATACTTATCTATAGAAAAACTTCTAATGGTATGGAAATTTGTCCTGTTTATAAAAAAACTTCTAATGGTATGGAAAGAATAGATTTAGGTAATGGCTCTTCTGGAGGTGGAGGTTCAACTCCATCTTCACCATATATTGTAAAAGGTTATGCTGATTGGAGTGGAAGTTATCGTGGCTCTAGTACAACTGGAACATTTACTGATAATTTCAATGACGATAGAAGAGATAGAATATATCAAGGTTATTATCCTAATTTTAATTATTTAGGAATAATATGTTTTAAAAGTTTATTTGAACAAGCTAGACAGCTAGGAACAATAACAAGCGTAAAATTAAAATTAACTAATTTACATTCGTATTATTATGCAGGATTAGACACTATAATAAGTGGAGCAACTAATATGAATACTTATAGACCTACAAGCTTTTCAATGAATAATGTTAATTCTACTCAATATTGTAGTAGTACTCATTTTAATAAAGGAGGAACTTTAACATTAATATTAAATAGTACAGCAATACAATCTATCCAAAATGGTACTATTGATGGTTTTAGACTATTAGCACCAACTGGATTCGCAGTTACAGATTATGGATATTTTAGTGGTACGGGTAGTACTCGACCATATATTGAAATAACTATAACCTTATAATAAATAATTAATAAAGAAAGGTGGTGCTAATAATGGATTTATTGGAGGTGTTAAGTAATTATGGTGCAATGGGAGTTTTTGTAATATTGGTATGGATTTTAATACAACAAGTTTTAAATGAGGCTAATCAAAATAGAGACTTATATAAAACTTCAGTAGAAGAATTTCATAAAACTGTAAATGAGTTCTCATTAACGATAAAAGAAATAAGTAATGAAGTAAGAGATACAAATGTAAAAATTGATGACTTAAAACATGATATGAGTGATTTAAAAATGGATATTAGAGATATGAAACAACATGAAAAAGGAGGAAATGAATAATGATTGATTTAGATTTATACATGAGTTTAATAAATGGTGGGGTAATGTTATTTTGTTTAGCGATAGGTTACATAATTAAGACTTCAATACCTAAAATACCAAATAGATATATACCTTTAATTATGGGAATTGTAGGTATGCTTGTTGCAATAGTTAATGCTCAAAGTTATGATTTTAATGTAATTTTAAGTGGTTTAATTACAGGATTAGCAAGTACAGGATTGTATGAGGCTTATAGAAATTTAATTAATAAAGACGAAAAATAATTATTACTAAAGAGTAGATGTTAATTTGTCTACTCTTTTTTTATTTTATAAAGGAGTTGATTGATATGGTACAAAAACCAGAAATGATAGAAAAATTTATGAAAATCAATAAATATGGGAGACCTGGAACTAAAAGAAGAAGAACAACTAAAATAGCATGGCATTTTACAGGACAACATGATGTTTCTGCTAAGAATACAGTAAGTTATTTTTCTAACGTTGTAGCTAATGGATATAGAGTAAACGGTAGATATATATATGCTAGTTCACATTTAGTTGTTGGATTACAAGGTGAACTTTATTACATAGTTCCATTTAATGAAATAGCATATACAACTAACAGTGCTAATGCTTACAGTATAGGAGTAGAATGTGCCACTACAGGTGCAGATGACCACTACACAGATGAAGAATATAAAACTATGGTTAAAACTGGAGCATGGTTAGCTCAAACATATAAGTTAGACCCTAGAGTGGATTTTATAAGACATTACGATGTTACCGGGAAAGTATGCCCAAGATACTTTGTAAATAATGTTAAAGCATGGAAACAATTTAAATTAGATTGTTATAATTATATGATAGGAAAACTAAAAGAATCAAATATAAGAAATTGTACTAATGGAAAAGGTAATAGTATAATTGAAAACGAAAAAGTCGTTGATAAGACAATAGAAGATAAGAAAGCTTATAATGTTCAAGCAAGAGTAATTAATTGCACAACTTTAAATGTTAGAAATGCACGACCAGATAAAAATGGTAATTTAGGTAAAGTTAAATTTGCATTAAAAAAAGGTGAAATCGTAACCATAGGATATTCATTGAATGGATGGGTATCCGTTTATACAGATACAGATTATGGATTCGTAAATAAAAAGTATTTAGAAATTATATAAAATTTCCTAGTATTTAAGAAATAACGAAGCTCTCAGAGCCATTTTAAGGCGTTTAAAAATGTTCATAAGGTGTTTATACCTGTAAAAATAGACATAAATAAAGGGATAGGTGTTTTAAATTAACATCTATCCCTTTATTTATTTTTTTGGACTATTTTTTCTTACGTTTCTTTTTACCTTTATCACTTTCTTCTCTTGCTCTTTTTCTTTCTTCCTTTATTCTTTCTTCTCTTTCTATTCCAAGTTCTTGTATACATTCTCTGAAAACAGGTATTACTATTTTTTCATATTTTCTATATAAAGATTGATTTTTTATTAATTCATCTTCGCTTACTTCGTCCCCAAATACATTGTATCGCAATAGATATTCAATACAAAACGCACTCCATTTCCACATACATTGTTGTTTTAAATAACGTTCTGATGATTCAAAAGTGAATATATTCTTCAATTCCCTCGCATATTTTACAGCATATTCCTCAAATTGTTCTTGTTGTTTTTTATTTATTTTCATAATATATCCTCCTAAAATAATAAATCAAATGAATTAAAAATAATTAATACAACTGATAACATCACAACACCAATTGTTATATGCCTATACGGTTTTACTAATGTGAAAGATTGTTCTAATACATATGATAAAATTATTAACAATATAAGGTTAATTAAAATTTTCATTATCTATTTCCTTCCTTTTTTGATAGATGATAACACCCTGCTACTGTATATGCCATTATAACCCCACTAACAGGTAAGCCTAATCCTGCTATTGCTAACATAGCTCCAACTCCACCTATTGTTAATATATTTGCACCTGCTACACTTATTTTATTTTTATTCATACTCTTTATCCCCCTAATCTATTAATTCTAATTCACTCTCTTTCCAAGCCACATTATCATTTGTATCTAAGCAATAATAATTTTCTGAAATGAATTTACTTGGTAAAAATTTATCAACTATTATTCCTATCTTTATATTGTAACATTCCATGATTTCATTTTCCAAATCTTTATTATCCTTTAATATTTTATTCAATTCACCTTCAGTTATTGTTATTTTTACTTTATCTCCTATTTTCATATCTATATCTCCTCCTTTAAAAATAGTTCTATACCTTCATAACAATTACTTTCTTTATGTGAAATACTTAGACATTTATTATCCGATTGGTATTTACATATATTACATAATTTATATTCACCTAATACTTTTGCTAATTGTTCTAATGTTAATGTATGAAACACTTCATATCTATTCATTTCATCACATCCTTTCTATACTTATGTATTAACGGATAGTATGAAAAAAATTACCTATCAGTTATAAAATTTATTAATTATTTTTATTTGGTTCCAGATGAACCAATCCCACTCTTTCTAATTATATTACAATTATCTTCATCTGCTAATAAATATTTCTTAAATATCCCCTGCAAAATTCTTTCTCCTGCTTTTAATTCTACTGTTTTATCTGTTAAATTTTTAAATTTAAATCCTATATTCCCATCATTATCTGGATTACCATAATAATCACTATCTATAATTCCACACGTATTTACTAACATTAATCCTTTTTTAAATCCAATGCTACTTCTAGGGACTATTTCCAAATATTCATTATATAACATATATGCTTTGATATCTGTTTGTATTGCTTCGGATATACCATGAGGTGGTATTTTAATATCTATTGGAGTTGATATATCATATCCTGCTGATTCGCTAGTGGCACGTGTAGGTATTCTTATATCTACATTTGGATGTTTTCTAAATTCATCAGACACAATTTCAAATCCCCTTACTTTTTGTGAGACACTTTCTTCTATTTTTAATGTGCTTGTTGTATAATCGACACCTAATATTTTAATTTCTGATTCATTTACTAATTCTAACGCATCTCCATACCAAAAATAATTAACATCGTTTAACACATAACATTCGCCAAAGATAGCATTATAACGTATATCTATTATTTCAAATTCTTTCCCTGCATATTTTAACATTTCTGGTATTATATCATGGAAATTATATTCATTTAAATCTTCTCTTATTCTCACTTTGTCACCTATTTTAAATTTACTCATTAAACATCTCTCCTTTATCTTTTATATAAGCAATACCTATACATATTGCATCAACGATATCGTCGTTTTTTTTAACACCTTTTGATATAAATTCAAAGTCAATTATATTATTGTTTATTAAAAATTTATATGCTTTTTCTTTCTTATCTATAGATTTACCAGAATTAATTTTTAATAAACTTCTCCATTGAGCAGGAGAATAATATGTCATTTCTATATTAAACTCATTAACAGTTCTCACTATTGCACCTATGAGTTTTCTTAATATTAATATTGTAGATTTATTTACTGATACAAATTGATTTTCACATACAACTTCATCTATCTTATAATTAAGTAATAATTCTTTAATTTCATCACAAATATAATTTATTCTTAAATCTTCGGTTTCAAATTTTTTCTTTTCAGTAACAATTTTACCGTATATTACTAATTTTTCTTCATTAAATATTGCATATCCTGTACTAGCTATACTTGCGTCTAAAGATAATAAAATAATAATCACCTCCTTTCTTTAGATATATTTTAATCTGTAATTTCAACTATGTAATCATGTAATGATTGATATAATTCGTCTGGTATTTCTTTTTTAAAGTAATCTGCCACTTCCTTAATATTCTTTTCTTTATAATATTTATACACTTCAAACGCTTCTAGTTCTGTGTTATATCTCCCTAAATATTTATTTTTAGATTTTCCAGTTTTAGGGTTTATTAAATGACAATTAGCTTCATATACTTTATATCTTTTATGATAACTTGCACCTATACATGTTTCTCCTCTCTTACTATCTCTCTTGGTAAATAATACATTAATTGTATTTGGTACAAAAATACAAGTTTCTGGGGAATATATTTTATTACCTTTAATTAATATATCTTTATCTAAACACATTGTTTCATCATCAACTTCATAATAGTTATCTTCATACCATTCAGTAAAGTTTTGAAAGTTATGCCATTTTTCACTAACTTTACAATTCTTATAAGTTGGGTGTTTTTTATGAAGTTTTTCATCATAACATCTTTCCATCATATGATTCCAAGTCTTATAAGCTCTGGTGACCTCATCGTTTTCTTTTACCTTATATTTTCCTTCACCAATATAACCTACTCCATAGACACTTCTATCATATGGACATTTGATATTGCCTTTTTTAAAATTACCATATTGTTTATGATTAGATGTCCAATTGTATTCGGGAAAATATACATCCATGTCCATAGCCTTTCTATATTCTACTATAACCATTTTACTACCAAAAGTATTTATATTTTCTTCCCCTTTTCTGTTTATTTTTCCTGGCATATAGTATCACCTTTTTCTTTTAATCTTCTACTTGTAACCCAAAGGAATAAGTAATTAATCGTCTACAAATTCAAAATGCAATCCTTTATATGGTTTATTTTTTAAACATGCATTACTTATACATGCTTGCCCATATTTTTTATTAAACATTTTTGTTAATTCTATAGCACAAGAATTAGTACTTTCATATATTCTATCTATTTCTATCACCTTAACTTTTCTTTTCCCTTTTTTAGAAGGTTTATATACACACCAACCACATTCATTTCCTATCTTTAAATATTTTATTAATGTATTGATATGTACATTATTTTTCTTAGCTATATCTTTTAAATTCATTTTATCTTTATTTTCCTCATAATATTCACATATATTTTTTACTAAATTAATTGTTGCAAATTCATATACTTTATACCAATTAATATCTCTTAAAGAAAATATATCTTTTAATTTACTTTCACATATGTTCGTTTTAATAAAATTACTTCTTTCCTCTATAATTTTATAATCGCAATTAATTCTAACTATTTCAATATCATGCTCTATTGCTAATTTATTTTTTATATCATCTCTTTTTATTTGATTATTTAAACGTTTTTCATTATTATGATATCCTTTTTTATGAAATCCTCCGTCCATTTCTATTATTAGCTTTTTAGATGGTATATAGAAATCATAAGCACCACCTGTTATAATGTTAATCAACCACTTAGGCGAGTATTCACTAATATATTCAATATTTAATTCTTCTAATAATCCCATCATAAATTTATTTGGATAACTTATTCCATCACTACACCTTTTACATGAAAATCCATTTACACTTACATTGAATATAGTTTTTAAAGTAATAAGTCCACATTCTGGGCATTTGAAGTGTATTTTATGTCCACTATATTCCGTATATTTATAAGAGTCTTCCTTATTATATAAATATTTAATCATATCTGGTCTCTTAGTATGAATATCATTAATGCCTTTCAATACTTTTTTATTACTGCATACATTACATCCTACACCTCTTGTTAAATCATTTTCGCCTATCCAATCCTCATTATTATCTATATTACATTTATATTTATACCATTTTTTAGGATGAGAATTTTCTCTATATTCTTTATTAATTATTATAATATCTCTTTTATCATCTTTAAAAATATCACCTACTTCATATTTAAATTTATTAGTTTTAACACCTAAAATTTCACCAATTCCACACTTTAATAAGCCACTTGTATGTATTTTACCTATTTTATCATCAATTTTAATTGTCACGTATCTATTTTTATAATCTAATATAGTTAATTTACCTTCTATGTTTTTGTATTTAAATGGTACTTCACATCCTATACTATTATTCCAATCAACACCTTTGCCATTTTTAGGCAAATAAGATTTATCTATCGTGTTCATTTTCTTTTTCTAACCTTTCTATTTCTCTATTTAAATACCACATTGATTTTTTAAGGTCTTCTAGTTCTTTATTTGGGTCTTTTTTACCAGCTCTGGAAACATATTTTATTACGTTTCCTCTAGCAAAATTTAATTGTTTATCTTCTATAAAATCCATAACTTCTATGTTACCATCTGTATAATGTGAAGGATGATTAACAACATCTTCTACTTCTTTAATTTTATCTGAATCAATTTTAATTTGAGGTGGTATATCATATATAGATTGTAACGCTTGCCCTATTGTTATTGATTCTACATCAGAATCTTTCAGTTTTGATTTATCAACTTCTATTTCTTCATTTAGATATTTTTTATAATGAAACTCGCAATTACCATTACAGTTCTCACAAGAAGCTGGACATATATCGCAATCTAGTACTGTTTCATCTAGTATCGCTTGTATGTTATCTCTGGCATTTAATATATAATCTATTCTTTTCATTTTCATTGTTTTTCCTTCCTCTATTAATTCTAATACATTTTCTGACCAATCCCAGACTTGTTCATCTATATCTAACTTTATCACACCTTTACCAAAAGTACTTATTACAGTTGTCTCTTTACCTGCAAACTCTTCCATATAACCACAATATCCAAATTCACATTCACTCAAATCTTCTTTTATTCTAACTTTATCTCCTACTTTTATATTCATATTATATTTACTCCTCCTCATTTAAATCTTTCATTATAAATAAACTATTATTATCATTATCTGAAATTATTACATATCTACCTTCATTATTTATATTTATATTAGATGATAATTTGATATATTTTCCTGTTTGTAATGCATTAATATATAATTCACCTGTCATACTATCAAAAACCAAACTAACCCTTTGTCCTACGATTTCTTGCAGATGTTCTATTTTTGAATCTATAAAAATCATTATCATAACATCATCTCCTTAAAATTTATTATTTTTATTAATATTTTATTTAGAATGTATTTTACATTTTTATTATCACCGTTATCGAAAATCTATAAAAATCTATAAAAATCTATAAATTAAACTTAAATAAATCTTCATTCCTTTTTCATTCTATTCTATTTCAGAAAAATACCTACTCTAGTTATTAATAGTCCAAAGGCGTAAATTCGTGTTTAACGAAACACTACATGTTATAGAAATTCTTATAATAATGACTTTCCATAATTCATAAGATTAATACTTGCATTAAAATCTCTATCAATAGTTAAACCACATTTTTCACAATAATATGTTCTATCAGATAATTTTAAATCTTTCTTTATATTAAAACAATTACTACATATTTTGCTTGATGGGAAATATCTATCTACTTGTTCAAATCTGATACCATTCCATTCGCATTTATACTTCATCTGTCTAATAAATTCATATAACCCTATCTTTTGAACTTGTTTAGCAATTGATTTATTTTTCATCATATTTTTAATACATAAATCTTCCATAACTATCATACAAGGTTTGGTTTTCACTATTGTAGAAGTTGTTTGATGTATATAATTTAATCTTATATTATGTAATTTTCGATATAATCTATTTATTTTATTTTCAAGTTTAATTATATTATTAGATTTTTGATAACTCCTCCCTTCTTTATTTAATTCATATTTTTTACTTACTTTTCTTTGCAATCTTTTAAGTCGTTTTTCTAATTTCTTAATAGTTAAATCTTTGTTTATATTTTTAAATATCATTCCATTACTACATATTGCTAATTCTTTTATGCCTAAATCTATTCCTATTACTTCATTTGTTAATTTATGCATTTCACTATCTACACTTATACCTACAGTTAATATCCAACATCTACCATTATATGATACATGAGGATTACTAAATTTAATTATTTGAGTCAAATCTATATTATAGCTAAATTTATATTTTACCCTACCTATTTTTTCTAAATTAACAGTATTATTTTGGTAAAATTTAATTTTATCATATCTACTATAAAAGCTTAATTTAGACTTTCTTTTACTCTTAAATTTAGGTAAATTGGCTCTACCTTTATAAAAATTAGTATAAGCTTTATCTAGATTTCTAATTGATTCTTTTAACGTTGCACTAGATACTTCATTTAACCAAGTATTATCTTTTTTATATTGAGTAAGCATTTTACACAATTCATTACTAGAATATTTCATTTTATTTTCTTTATATAATTCATTGTTAATACCTAAAGCCCAATTATAAATATATCTTTGACAATTAATATGTTTGTAGAATAATATTTCTTGTTGTTTTGTAGGATATAATTTTATTTTTAATGATTTCATCTTACAATATTATCACCTCCTTTTCTTATATTAGTGTATTAACAAAACTGATATAAAAATTACCTATGTTTATTAATTATTTTTAATTAATCGTCTATTTCTACTTCATATCTATATAGTTTTTAATATAACTTATTCGGTATTCTTCCTTTATAATAATTGACAATTTGTATATAATTATCCTATATTTTCTAATCTTTCACACGCTATATTAAAATATGTACTATCTAATTCGACACCAACAAACTTTCGGTTTAATTTCTTAGCAACAATTCCACAACTTCCAGTTCCCATAAATCCATCAAATATTATTGACCCCTCATCTGAAGATTGCTTTATGAATATCTCTAACAACTCTTGCGGTTTCTCTGTAGGATGTGTTAATTTCTTACTTGGGATTTTTGCACAATCTATAACATCTGCTATTCTCTTTTCTCTAAGTAAAGTTCTTCCTTTATGACCAAATAATATAAATTCATGTTTTGGTGCATAAGAACCTTTTAAATCACCTGTGCCATGATTGTTTTTATTCCATACTATGATATTTTTAAGTTTAAAATGCTTTTCAAACTCTCTTTTAAAAAAGTCTATATTATGCCAACTACAGAAACAATATATTGCTGTATTATCTTTCATAATTCTATTACATTCTTTTAAATACTTTTGTATTAATATATAATTTCCTTTATCATTTTTGATTTTATCAAATCTATCTTCCTTTTTACGTCTATTACTTTGATAATCCATAAGATAGGGTGGGTCAGTAACTATTAAATCAACACTTTTGTCCTTGACATTATCCATAACCTCTAAACAGTCTCCTTGATATAATTTATAACTCTCTTTTTCTATTATCATTTAATCACCCCCAAATTTATTAATTATTTTTAACCCTTAACCTATAAGGTATATTATCCAAATAATTTAATCATCATTAATTTTGATAATTGTTTTTGTAAAGTTTCTAATATACCATACATAAATATTCACCTCCTAGCATTTTGAAAAACCACATTTACATTGTAAACAAGACCCTACGGTTGACAATTCTTCACCACATTCTGGACATTTGTGATATCTACTTGCAAATGCACTTTCTCCATATTCTTTTATATAACCTAAATCTTCTTTAGTCAATGCGTTTTTTTCAGTTTCTTTTTGCTTATCATGATTGTAATAATTTAAATCTACTAATTCTTTTAATACTTCTTCTTGTAAATCATTTTCTACATCAAGCAAACAGTATAATATTGATGCACCACAGCTATTTCCTTTTGAAACTTCTATACCTTTACCTTTGGCTCTAACATAACTAGGGCAAGTACCAGCACCTTTAAATGATTTTTCTAATGATTTTAAATTACCTCCTATTCTTAAATCATGACTCATTGCTATGGCTAAATTTTGTATCCCTAAAGCACATCCACCTTTAGATGAATTGGTAATATAAAAATCAAATATTCTCTTTTCTGTAGGTATAATTCCTATGTGTAAAGTCATAGAACCACAACCACTTTTTATTTTTCTACGAATTTCTATTATTGATTCTGGACGACTTTCCCATTCACCCCTTAATAATTGTTCCTTTTCTTTGTTATCCTTTTCGTTATCTATTGTTAATATGCCTTTTCTTATTTCATTAGGTCTAAATATAGTACAACCACTTATACCATTCTCCCAACATTTAGTGTAAACGTCTTTAGTATCTTCAAATGAATATTCAGTGGGAATATTAATTGTTTTACTGCAACTCATATCAACATGATAAGACACTGTGCTTAATATGTTAACGTGGTCATCAACTGATAATTCCATAGCTGTAACAAATTTATTTTTATCAACTATATTTTCTTCAGAATTAAATTCTAACCATTTTTCATAAACATAGTCTCTCATTTTAAAAATTTCTATATTTTCGTCGTCCTGTCCACCTATTTTTATTTGTCTGTCATATTCTAAACTAAATATAGGTTCTAATGAAGAAGAACAGTTATTACCGTATGAAAGAGAAAGAGTTCCAGCAGGAGCTACACTTATCAATCTCCCATTACGTATACCATAAAATAAAATTTTGTCCTTTATTTTTTCCCATTCTGGATATTTTTCAATATGTTTTTTTATAAAATTACTTTCAACGAATTTATTTTTGTCTAAAAAATTAAATGAACCTTTTTCTTTGGCTAAATCACAGCTTGTATCGTAAGCATTTAAAGATATAAAATTCATCAATTCATCTGTAAATTTTATCGATTCTTCACTCCCATATTTCATATTTAACATTGCAAACGTATCGGCTAATCCCGTTATACCTAATCCAATAGTTCTTATATTTTTTTGATAATTTTCAAATTGTTTTAAAGGATAATTGTTAATATCTATTATATTGTCCAACATTCTAACTGCGACGTTTATAACCTTTTGTAATCTATCGTAATCCATTTTCGCATCTTTTGTAAATGGGGCAATTACAAAATTATGTAAAAATAAACTCCCTAAATTACAAGCACCCATATAATCTTTTTTAATTCCTTCATCGTCATATAATATTCCACTAATATATTCAGCACATGGATTGGTAGTTACTATATTTTCCATGTAATAAAGATTGTTATTTTTGTTCATGTTGTCATAATATAAAACTCCGTATTCACCTGTGTTATAAGCTTTTGTTATAATTAAATCCCATAATTCTTTAGCATCAACTTCTTTTTTTGTTTTCCATTTTGACTCTTCATTAATTATTTCCCCGTAATCACTCATACAAGGGTATCTTAAATATATTTTTTGATTATTTTCTACAGCCTTCATAAAATTATCATCTACTAAAACTGATAAATTAAAATGAGTCAACCTTCCTTCGTCCCATGATTTTGATTCTAAAAAATCATATATGTCTGGATGATAAATGCATAAACAGCCCATATTAGCTCCTCTGCGACTTCCTTGTAGGACGGTATGAGTTTGACTATCAAACGCATTCATAAAACTAACTACACCACTCGCTACAGCGTCATTTGAAGTAGGTGTACCGTTGGGTCTCAACAAACTAAAATTGTACCCTGTTCCTCCACCTGCTTTTTGTGTTATAGCACCGTATTTAACATAATCAAATATTCCTTCCATGGAATCTGGTACTAAATTTAAAGTAAAACAATTATTAAGAGTCAATGTTTTCCCTATACCAGAATTACTCATAGTTCTTCCAGCAGGATAAAATAATCCTTCTAACATAATTTTTTTAAATTCTTCACATTCTTTTTCATTAGTACTCACATATTTTGCCACTCTTTCTATAGACTCATTGAAAGATTCATTGTTTTTTCTATATCTATCTCCCCATATTTGTTTTGAAATTAAATTAGTTATCATACACTACCTCCCTTAATCTATACATTTAAATGTATAACCTTTATAAAAATGTTTTTTATTATTTAAAACCTTACTAATACCACTTCGTTCAAATTTAACACCATACATTTCAATAGATTTATCTATACATTCTTTAACGCTATTAAATATATCCCCTGTTTCTACAATTTTAATCCTTTTTTTATTTCCAATCTTAGGAATATAATTGCACCACTTTAACTCTGTTCCTCTTTTTAGATGGCTTCTTGTTGTAACAACACTGATACATAATTCATTGCTTATATCTTTTATCGACATTCCATCATTATATTTATCACATATTTCCTTTGTTTTGTTACTTGAAGCCTTTTCGTTTATATTATCCCAATCAATGTTAGTTAAATCTATGTATTTGTTTAAATCGCTTTTAATTATATTTCTTTTTATATAATTAAATCTATCGTTTGTATAATTACAATTGATTCTTATAGTTTTAAAATCATATTTGTTTGCTAAAAAATCCTTATGATTATCTAGTCCCTTGATGTTATCTACGCTTAAATTTGTCATTTTATTTCCTTTAAAATGAAAACTTCCGTCCATTTCTATTATTAGCTTAAAAGATGGGATACAAAAGTCGTATCTTTTTCTTTCTGCTCAAGGAGGAGAGAATTCTGGTATAAAATCTACATTTGCTTCTCTCAATAAATTAGACATAAATTTATTCGGATACTTATTACCATCCCCACATATATTACAAGGAAATCCTCGTTTTTTGATATAATTAATCGGAAGTTCTTTTTCATATCCACAATACGGACATTTCATTTTTATTTTTTTATTTGTACCTATACTATATTTATAAGCATCTTCTTTATCAACTAAATATTTAATCATTCAAGGGTCTGTTGTAGCAATATCATTCACTCCTTTTATTATTCTTTGATTAGAACAACAAGGACAATTATCGGTTTTAAACGAATGTTCTTCTCTCCATCCCTCGTAACAGCAAATATTACAATGATATTTATACATTCGTCTATTATTACCATAATTATCTTTTTTATATTTTCTTTTTAAAATGGTTAAATTTTTATTTTCAGATATAATTTTTTCACCTATATCATATTTAAACTCATTAGTGTATTTTTTTAGAAGTCTCCCTAAGCTACATTTTCGGAAATCAGATTTATACATATATCTACTGTATCCGTTATATTCCACTTTTATTTCATCATGTTTATTATCTAAAATTAAAACATAACCCTTCAAGTCATCATATTCAAAATAAACTTTTCTCCCTATTGATTCATTCCAATTAATTCTATTTTTATTTGCTCCATTTTTATATTTCGGCAAATCGTCTAATCTTATATATTTATGTTTTACCCTCAATAACATCACTCCTTTTATTAATTATTTTTATAAAATTATACTTAATATGAAAAATAAAATATTTAATCCAATATAACAACTACTATATAAATCCACTTGTGTATATCATTTATAACACTACTCCTTTTATCTATCGTTACAACTTATTTCTTTTATTTCATTTATCACACCTAACCCGTTACAATGAGGGCACTCTACTAATGGTTCATTTATTTTTTCTATTAATTCACTCAACCAAGTATCAACCTTTTCTTTTAATTCAGTTTCATTTTTAGCAGTCATTTCTTCTATAATAGGATATTCATTATATTTCGCAACACTATTTGTCATTCTGAATATAGTTTCATTTCTATATTTAACTGTTTTTTTATGAGGGGTATTTCTTTGTTTCTTAGTTCTCGCAAATATATTATAATACGTTACTTCCTCTGGAGTATATTTTTTAATTTTTTTCTCTACTTTAAAACAAAAATCAAAATCACTAGATATACTAGCATATTTATTATCTATATTATCTTTTATATATGCTCTAGTTATGTCATACATTTGTTTAGAAGTAAGTTTACATGGTCTTTCTGATAATAATATATCTGGAAACATCATTTTATCTATTAATTGATGCTCTACGTCTTTGTTGGTGATATAATATTCTTTATCCCAAAATCCATTGATACTTGTTTCACCGTATGCACTATACTCTATTGTAGGTAAATTAAACTTTTCTAATTCCATTATAACTTCAATTTTTAAGTTATCAACCTCTTGAGTTACTTCTCTTTTGTGATATTCGTAATTGTAAAAAGAATCTATCTCATACTCAAAATTAAATCTATCATCATATTCAATTTCTTCTTTAAATCCCGAACAGCCTTTATATTCATCTTTTAATACATACTTTCTATAGTCATATACAACTTCTTTCTTTTCTATTTTAGTAGGATATGAATCTATAACGTACCACTCTGGTAAATATGTTGGTTTTGCGTGTTCACCGTCAAATAAAAGTTCTTTTAATTCATAACTTTTAGCATAGGTGCTTCCCCATTCTGACGGAGTGCAAGTAGTTATAAAACATCTTGTATCTGTTTTTATCATGTATAATTTCATAAAATTCCTCCTTATTAATTAATTATTTATTTTTAGAAGTTATTTTTAACAATTGTCCTCTTTCATATTTTATATTAATTTCTTTAAGTAATTTTATCAGTTCTTTCTTTTGTTTATTATTCACATTATCACCTCCTTCATATTATTATATTAACAAAACTTTTATAAAAATTACCTATGAATTTAATTATTTATATACCAATCACCTAATATTTCACCATGACTAAACATATAAATTGATGTTTGCCAGTCCTCACATGCTGTATCAAAATATAACACAGATTGATTCCCTTTAAGTGACATTACATACTTTGTTTTACTGTAGCAACTTTCTATTACATCACCTTTCTTTAAGGCTTTCATAGCCTCTTCAAAACTATGTTTTTTCTTGTCTAATACAAATATGTCATCTAACATAACACCAATTTTTTCAAACTCACCATTAAATTTAAAATGTATAACATTTGAAGATTTTTCTATTTTCGCCAATCTTCTATCATCATATTTATTAATCCATGTTTCACCTTCTTTAATTGTATTCATTACCTCTTGAAATGTTTTCTCCATAATATCTCCTCCTTTAATATAAATTAATAATACCATAATCAATAAACATATTCTCTGGTTCTTTATTGATTATTTTCTTTGCCTTATCTAAATCAATCTCTTTGAATTTATTATAATTCATATCAAATAGCACACAATTATATTTTAAATGATATGTTAATTCCAAATATTTTTCATATGATATCACTCTAAATTGTATATGTATATCTACATCTAAATTATCAAAATAAAATTTCAATACAATTAAATAAAAATCTTCACATTTGATTTTTTTATATGTCAATGATGCATCATAAGAGTTAATACCAATAAGTATTTTATTTAATGTATCTTCTACATTTCTGTCTGATACAATTAGAATTATATTAGATAAGTCAATCAAATTGCAATACTTACTTCTTATATTAAACCTCCAACAGTTTAATAAATCCTGTATTGTATCTACCATTTCTATTCTATTTATTTGTATAACATCCACTTTACATCAACTCCTTTCCATATTAGTATATTAACATTTTTATGTATGAAATTACCTATGAATTTGAATTTTATTAATTATTTTTTTCTTTTTCAAAACAATACTTACACATGGATTTATATTTTTCATTTCCACCTATTTCAATTTGTTTCCCATCTAATATAATTTCACCATTTTCATTTAAGCGTGCGTTTATTGTAGCCTTTTTACCACATTCACAAATAGTTTTTAATTCTCTAATATCGTCTGCTAATTCAAATAATGCTTTACTTCCTTCAAAGAAGCATTGTCTAAAGTCTGTTTTTAATCCGAAGCAAACTACTGTATATTTAAGAGAGATTTCGTATAATTCTCTTACTTGTTTTTGTGTTAAAAATTGAGCTTCGTCAATCATTATTATAGTTTGTTGTTGAAAACTATCTGTAAAATTAAAATCTTTATCAATTAATTCACATTCTGTTTCTAAGCCTATCCTTGAAGAAATTGTATTTCCTTTTTTATTAGTTTTAAAACTCTTTCTAGTATCTAACAAAGGTTTATATACTATTACTTTATATCCTGCTTTTTCATAATTATATTTCCAAGTGAGAAGTTGTAAACTTTTACCAGACCCCATTGTACCATAACAAAATATTAATTTACTCATTTTTGTTCCTCCTTTATTAATTATTTTTATAATCCTATATAAATAAGTATACCATATTAGCAGATTTTGTCAATACTTTTTAAATAAAAATCACCACCCTTTTACAGATGGTGATAAAATTATAAATTATTATAAAATTCTTGTTTAAACACTCTTATCATTAATGCTCTTGATTGTTTAGTGTTAATTGTGATATAAGTTTCTTTTCCTTCTTTAATTATGCAATCCCAAATACTATTAGACTTTGAAAAATCTATTTCTTCTAAAGCTTTCAATTCTTCTTTCCACTTGCCAGATTTTCGCTTCATGTATAAATCTTCTGCTAGTGATATATAAGCATGAAACATAATATCTTCACATTCTAATGATTCTTTTCTAATTAATATACGTCCTTCTCCATCTTTCATGTGGGGGAATAAACAAAATAGTTCATTGAAAAATGAAGATAAAAACATATATATTTCCTTCTCTTCTGATTCATTTTTAATTGAGGGGAACGATTCATCTATTGCCATTTTTAGAGTATTAAAAGTTACTATGTGTTCCATATCATCTTTGCTTACGCTATTTTTTCTTACGTCAATCATGCCTTTAAGAACAGAATGTTCATTTAACCTTAATATGATTCGGTTGCTAGCTTTAGTGCTGTCAAAACTCTCGGCTAAAGATTTACTTATTTTTAATCCTTTAGACATTTGAGAAAACACAATCTTGGCTTTAGAATCACTGTAATGAGTTAACATAATTGGAAATATAGTATTTTTCACATTCTTAATTAATTCTTCATCGCCAAGTATTTGAGAAGATTTATAAGCTCGGTAACATGCTTTAACCCTATGATTTCCGTCTAATAAAGCTATGCTTCCTTTAATAAAAAGTTCTCTTTTATCTTTATTATAATTAATTAATCCTTTACCATTATCAAGCACATTGAATGTTAATTGAGTAGTTCCTAGTTGCCCTTTTAATATTAAATTCTGCATTTCTAATATGTTTGATTGTTTTGTTATTGTTTCTTCTTTTATTTTATTATTAATTTTTTTATATTTCACTCCACGTTGAGTAGGAATGTAATATGTCAATTCCTCTTTATCCCACATTCTACCAATCTCTTCTGCCGATAAGTGTGTAAGATATTTGTTATTGCCTAAATCTATTACATCTTTAAAAGTTTTAAGTACGAAAAATTCTCTTTCATTTTCTTTATAAATATTATTTTTATTTATTATTTTCACATTAATCACCTCTTATATAAATGATAACATATAAGATGATTAATGTCAATACTATCTTTAAATTTATTAATTATTTTCTTTTATAATTTTTATAATACTCCTTCTTTATTTCTTGCCTTCTTTTTAACACTCTTATCATAGAATACTCATATATCTTCTTGTCTATTTCACTTGCAATGTAATAAATATTTTCATTAATTGTTGCTAAACATGTACTCCCAGTCCCACAAAATGGGTCAAAGACAATTCCTCTTTTTTTCACATATTTATATAACAATTCTTTTACTAATTCAGTTGAAAATACTTTATGATTGAATGTTTTAATACCTTTGTCTCTAACTGGTGCATTAATTATATTAGATATATTGGTATATGTTCTTTGTCCGTTCTCTCTGTGGCTTTTAACCTTTTTGTTAGTCTTGTAAGTTTTGAATTCATTTTTTCTGCAAAATAAATGTATTTGTGATATATTTTTTGTACTTTGTGTTTTACTCATATTATCTGGAAGAATGTCAGTTTTATTCCAATATATAATGTCGCCTAACATAAATCTTGTATTTGTTTCTATTTCATTTATTATTTGGAATATTTCACTTGGTTTCTTTCTGTTATATGGGATTTCAATTAATATTGTTCCATTATCTACTAATATTTTATCAAACTGTTGAAATAGATTTACATATTCCTCCCTAGTTAAATTAGGGAGGCTGACTAATAATACTATCTACTTTGAAATTTTCATTAATCATATCATTTATTAAATCATGACAATTCATATTATATATTTTATTCTTTTCGACCATGTACTCTCCTTTCTTAATAATATCCATGTTGAATATACATATTAAAATAATGTTCTACTATATGTCTTTTATTTAAAGGTAATGAGTTCATACCCATCACCTTTAGCATTTTATTTAATTCATTTTGCTTAACATTGTCGTTTAATTTAAATTTATTCCCTTCTTTATGAAAATGTTTGTCAAAATTGTATGTTTTCATATTATTCTCCTTTTAATTTTTCTTTCCCCTCCTTTAATATTTTATAAAATTCTTTTCTATTTATTTCTTTGCCACAACTATGTTTTTCTGGACAATAACCCATATATTCACATTGAGATATAAGTATTTCTTCATATCTATTATCTGTATTTAATACCTCTTCTTTCATTAATTCTGCAACTTTTCTTATAGGTAAATCAGCTCTAACACACAATCTTTTATGCATAAAATGCTGAAGTGCCTCTAAAGTAAATCCTATTCTTAATTTAGTCTTAACTCCTATTGGTAATAAAGTTCTCATTAAATCATTTGCTTGTTCTCCTGTTATTCCCATATCGTTATAACAAGCTCTTAATACTTTGTATCTAGCTTTCATCATATCCTCTGCTTTTTGATATTCTTCCCTTAATACTGGGTCATTCATAACTTTTGGTGGTACATAAATACTGAAATTATCGTCCATATCTACATATCTTTGAGATTGACAGTTTTTAAACACACCTATCTCATGTCTCATAATTTGGTCTGCTGTAAATCTAGGACATTCTATTTCAAATATAAAATAATTACCCCTACTTCCAGATGTATGTCCTTCTTTCATACAAGACAAGCCTACTTTTTCAGCATATTTTTCATCTGTATCATAACAAATACATGCTACTTCACCATGTTTTTTAATAAATTGTTTTACCTCCTCTTTGTTTAACAAAGTTACTTTTATATCATTTATAGTATACATATTATCATTCTCCTTTTTATTAATTATTTTTATTCCATTCTATCTAACATTTCTTGCATAACTTTTATTGAATCCTCTAAGAATTTTTTATCTACCAAATCTACGTTTATATAATCTGGTACAGTAATTACGTCTCCTTTGAATATTTTCCTAACACGATTATGAAAATCTGAAAGTTCTTCATCCGTAGCTATTGGTTCTCCGTCAATTGTTTTATATCTAAATAAAAGTATATCTCCTTCTTTTGGTTTTAATACGTTTATTTCATATTCCAAATTATCCATAATAAATCCTCCTTTATTAATTATTTTCATTTTCAAAATCTTTTAATACTTCTAACATTGCTTTATTTCCATTTTTGTCTTTAAATATATTAAATATAAAAAATGTACTGTTTTCAATTAAAGTAAATAAGTTATAGATAGGTAATATAGAATTTATTATTATTTTTTTTCGTTTAATATGTCTGTCATATATTATTATTCCTAATTGATGTGCTAACAGCATATCAACAAATTCTGTATTTTTATTTAAATCAAATCTAAGTTTTTCTCCTAATATTATATTTAGTATTGTAATTACCCCATATATTTTTAATAACATTTATTCTACCTCACTTTCATAAACATTTATTACTCGGAATAATGGTAATGTATTTGATATTTCGTCATATTTTTTTTCATATATTGTACCTTCTGCTATTCCACATAGAAAAGTTGTTTTTATTTTATCCATCATACCTATATCATCGCTTATTGTTTCTGTTATAGAAATTTTATAAAGGTCATCATTATTTCTAATTGCACTTAATAAAAATTTTCTAGTTTCATCCGTAAACACTTGATTATCTATAAACAACAGTGTATCTTTTCCTTTCTTATAAATTTTATAACCATTTGCTGTGTTTATAGATAAATCATCTATTTCTATATTTGCTATGCTTCTTACACAATACATATTCTCCTCCTTATTTGTTATTTTTATTAATATTTTATTAATATTTTATTAATATTTTACATTTTATCACCTCCTTATATTACTATATTAACATTTATAACTTGAAAATTACCTATGAATTAATAAATTTTATACCAAAATCTTTAAGTCTTTTTTTAGCTAAATCAATATAAAATTGTTTATCTAATTCTGGTAAAACTTCTAACACTGATTTATCTATTACTTCATCATTGTATATCATAACTTTTTCTGGTGTGCTAGCTACTTTTTCTATTTTATCTGCTACTTCACCTTTTTTATTTTTAAAATTACATTTTACTTTTGATAATCCTGGTAAATCTTTCGTTGTTGCGAATACTCTATTACATTTTGTATTTAATATTTTATCACCCCACATCATGTAATTGTATGTACTTCCTATCTTACAACACATTTGGAATTTTATGAGTTCGTCACAATTATTAATTGTTTCTTCTACAGGAGTTTCATGTAATAAATATTCTACCACAGCATCTGTGATTATAGATAAATTATTATCTATAGGTGAATATTCTTTCACATATGCTCCTTTTCTTTCAAGTTTACCATTTTCAAATTCAAATATATAATTGTTTACATCTTTTTGCATTATGTTTTTAATTAAATCATGTTCTAGTTTAAATCCAGTACGTGTTTCCCATTCTTGACAAATTGCTTTATATTGTTCAAATTCATTTTTGTTTCTTAATAAAACGATTATACCATCTGTATTTGCCTGTATAAGTTCTAAATCAAGATTACTTGTTTCTAATTTCTCAAGTAAATCTGTCAAAAATAATTGACAATTTATACATATTTCATTTGCTCTCTTTTCATCAAACATTTTACTCCATTTATCTTTGCATATTCCGTATGTAGCGTTGATGACTATTTTTAGGGGTGCTTGTCCTTTTTTGTCACCTAAAGCTTTTAAGCGTAGACGTTCATCCATAATTTCATTAAATTTTTCGGGTTTATGTACTGCTCTACTTAATAATTTATAATTACGCATTATGGAAGGGTAAAAACTTGCAACGTCACTATGGACTATTAATTCATTTTCTTCTACTTTGTGAAAGTATTTTTTTCTAGCCGAATGTAATCCTCCAAACCCATATATCGTATTTATACCAAATACTTCAGTTTCCAGTTGCATTTTTTTATTAGTTCCTTTTTCATTTACATAAGTATATTCTCTATGAGTATCAAACCAATCTTGAATATATTTATATTTATTCAATTTTATAGTTGGTAAAAATTCATATTCTAACCCATCAGTAACTCCATGTTGTCTTTCAGCTTCTAATATTTCAGCACTAAGTTTAGCTTTAGTTTTGGAAAATGAATTGATAGGTAAATTAAATTTTTCAATTAAAGATTTATGTGCTTTAAAATCATTTATTGTAGCTTCAAATACTTTTATTGTCTCACTAACGTCATGTTTACAATATTTAATTGTTTCTTCTATTTCTTTCATTGTTAGTTTTCTATCTATATCAAATGGCACATCTGTTTCTTTTATATTACTACCCATAAATAATTCAAGTTGTTTTAAACTTTTATTTAAAATTAAAGTGTCATAACTATATAGTTTAATTTTATTAAACGTTCTAGATATTTCGTGAGGTTTTTTCCCTTCTATTAATTTATCATTGATTTCTTTTGGATTCATATTCATTAATATACCTTTAAATATCACGTCGTCATAATGTCTATTGTTAAATCCAATAAATATAGTATTGTCTTTGAATTTATTATAAAGCCTTATTAATTTATTTCTGTCATTTACAATAACACATTCTTGTTTTGTAGAATAATCGGTTAAACAAACTAACCAATCCTCTTTAAATACTTCAAAGTCATAAAATATTAATCTGGTTTTTTTTGACATCCATTACCACCTCCTATATTATCATATTAACAGTTTTACTTCCAAAATTACCTATGATTTATTAATTTTAATCATCAATTTCTACTTCATATCTGTATAGTGCGTCACATAATTTATTAGGTATTTTACCAAAATAATAATCGGCAACCATTTTTATATTTTTCTCCTTATAATATTTATACACTTCAAATGCTTTCTCTTGTGTATCATAAATTCCCAAATATTCATTTTTGGATTCTCCTGTTTCTGGATTAATTAAACAACAATTAACTACATACTTACCTTGATGGGGACTTGTTCCTATAACTGATTCACCTCTTGATTTATCACATTTAACAAATAAGCCATTAATAGTTTGAGGTACAAATATACAAGTCTCTGGCGAATATATCTTATTATGCTTCATTAATATGTCTTTATCCAAACACATTGTTTCTCCTTCAATTTCATAGAAATTATCATAATACCATTCGGCGAAATTTTGAAAATTTAACCATTCGTCACATACTCTGCAAATGTTTATAAGTAGGATATTTTTCTTGAAATTTTTTTATCATAACACCTCCTTATCATTTGTCTCCATGTATCATAACATTTTGTAGGTCTATCATTTATTCTACTTTTATATCTCCCTTCACCCATACAAGCTATTCCATATACCTTTTTTTCAT